ATGCTTACGGTAAAGCAAATCGACGCAGCAAAGCCTGCGGAAAAATCATATCGCCTCGCGGATGCCGGAGGGCTTTTTCTGTTCGTACCCCCCTCAGGGAAAAAGGTGTGGCGAATGCGTTACCGGTTCAAAGGTAAGGAAAAGACGCTGGTCATTGGTCCCTACCCTGAAATCTCACTCTCCGAGGCACGGGCTAAGCAATCAGAAGCAAAAATGAAGTTGCTGGCAGGTGTTGACCCGGCAGAACAGAAGCAGGCTATAAAAAAGAAAGAGAAGGAAGAGTCGGCTGATTCGTTCGGAGATATCTTTCGTGAGTGGCATGCGCACAAATCAAAGGTATGGTCGAAGGGATATGCTGACGAGATGATGAGCATGTTCAATGACGACATACTGCCACTGATAGGCCATCTGAAGATGGAAGATGTCGAGCCGATGGTTCTGCTGAAAGTCATCAGGATATTCGAGGACAGGGGCGCAATGGAACGCGCTGATAAGGCGAGGCGCAGATGCGGGGAAGTGTTCAGTTATGCGATCGTAACCGGCAGGGCTAAATATAATCCATCTCGTGACCTGTCAGGCGCTATGCGTGGATACAGGAAGAAGAACTACCCTTTCCTTCCTATGCATCGAATACACGAGTTTCAGCGAGCTTTGAACGGTTATGGCGGGTGGGTTGTTTCTAAGATAGCGGCGCAGATTCTTCATTACACCGCAATGCGAACAGTTGAATTACGTTCGCTGGTATGGACGGGAATAGATTACGAAAACAGGCTAATCACCGTTGACCCTGAGGTCATGAAAGGCAGGAAGCTACACGTCGTTCCTATGTCAGACCAGGTTATCTCACTGTTCAGATTTCTGCAACAAATCACCGCTCAGTATGAGCTTTGCTTCCCCGGACGCTGTGACAGGAAGAAGCCTATTAGTGAAAACGCCGTGCTGGGTGTTATACGAAGCATAGGATACGGAGGAGAGACCTGCGGTCATGGTATGCGACACCAGTTCAGCACCGTACTCAATGAAAAGCACTGGAACAGGGACGCGATAGAGATGCAGCTGGCGCACGTTAGCGGAGGAACACGCTCTGTGTACAACCACGCTGCATATCTGGATACCCGCAGGAAGATGATGCAGTGGTGGGCGGACTGGCTTGATGAAAAGGTGGCGTAGGCCACCTACATCACAGGACTGTCATCAAACTCACCTGACCGCGCATCGTTGATGATGTACGTTATCACTCCGAATATTGCCTCGTTAATCCCCTCCTCCTCTCCTTTCGGTATCGCCTCTTTCCTGCCTGTTTCAAGGTCCTCCAGATGTGGCGTCGGAAACTTTCGATACTTCTTGATACGCATCTCAGAACCTAACCGACACACAAGAATCGAGCCGTCGAACGGATTAAGTGAAGCGTCTACAACGAGCAAAGCGCCGCTGAGTATGCCTTCACGGTAATGTGTAGCCCCAGCTCTCATGAAGTAGGTTGCTGCTGGTTTAGTGATGATGCGTCTGTCTAATGATATGCGCTGTTCTACATAGTCTGATGCAGGACTGGGGAATCCCATAACTCACCTCCGATTGATAGCGACTGTATATGCATACAGTATTATCGATCGGCGGTGTCGATCAATAGCGTTTGTAGTGCTACACTTCAGACCTTTCCGAATTCACTGATTTCTATAATGTTAAAGTTATTCGCCAGGTATACGTCGATAGGTGTCATTAACACGCTCATACATTGGGTTGTGTTCGCCATATGCATTTATGCTTTCCATACAGGTCAGGCACTTGGAAACTTTGCAGGGTTCGTTGTGGCCGTATCATTCAGTTTCTTTGCAAATGCCAGATTCACGTTTAAGTCATCAACAACGACCATGCGTTACATGCTCTATGTTGGCTTCATGGGCTCCCTGAGCGCTGCGGTTGGTTGGTGTGCTGATAAGTCGGGAATGGCCCCTGTCATTACGTTAATCGTGTTCTCCGCCCTCAGCCTTGTGTGCGGTTTCATTTATTCAAAGTTCATTGTCTTTAGGGATGCGAAATGAAAATTTCTCTGGTCGTTCCGGTGTTTAATGAAGAGGAAGCGATTCCAATCTTCTACAAAACCGTGCGTGAATTTGAAGGGCTGCAGCAGCATGAGGTCGAAATAGTCTTCATCAATGACGGTAGCAAAGACGCGACAGAATCAATTATTAACGCGCTGGCTGTTGCCGACCCGCTTGTGGTTCCGCTGTCATTCACTCGTAACTTTGGCAAAGAGCCTGCACTGTTCGCTGGTCTTGATCATGCTACCGGTGAAGCGATCATCCCTATTGACGTTGACCTGCAGGACCCGATTGAAGTCACCCCTCACCTGATTGAGAAATGGCAAGCCGGGGCAGATATGGTACTGGCTAAGCGCACTGATCGGTCAACTGACGGGAGACTGAAGCGAAAGTCTGCTGAATGGTTCTATAAGCTCCATAATAAAATCAGCAATCCGCAGATAGAAGAGAACGTTGGCGATTTCCGCTTGATGTCCAGGAATGTTGTGGAAAACATTAAGCTCATGCCAGAGCGAAATCTTTTCATGAAGGGCGTACTTAGCTGGGTTGGCGGCCGTACTGATGTCGTGGAATATGCGCGAGCAGAACGAGTGGCAGGCAGTACAAAATTCAACGGCTGGAAATTGTGGAATCTTGCTCTTGAGGGAATTACCAGTTTCTCTACGTTCCCATTAAGAATGTGGACATATATCGGACTGGCTGTAGCGGGTATGTCTTTCTTCTATGGAGCGTGGATGGTAATAGGGACCCTGGCTTTTGGAAATCCTGTACGAGGATATCCATCGCTTCTTGTATCTATACTATTTCTTGGTGGCATTCAGCTTATAGGGATAGGTGTTCTCGGTGAGTACATAGGAAGGATATATACAGAAGTTAAGCGCAGACCAAGATATATAATTAAGGGGCAAAAATGAAATACTTAAATACATATTTTACAGCGGAAGGAATAAAGGTATTTTATATAGCCCTGGCGCTATCTATTATCTATGTATCACCTATAATTTTCGCAGATCAATACTATTCAGATGACCTCTCAAGGTCCATATATGGATATGCCAGATGGGGATATGACGGAAGGCCACTAGCAGATCTGGTTATGCTAGTGCTGTCTTTTGGCGAACCCTTGCTTGACTTGTCGCCTGCGCCGCTTATTCTTGGGTTGGTATGTATCTGCGCAGCTCTGTCTATCTACGCAAGTAAAGTAATGCCTGACTCGGGAGTAAAAGAAAAGGTTGCATTATCAATTTTATTTATCTGCAACCCATTTTTACTTGACAATATGTCGTACAAGTACGATGCACTAACTATGTTATTAAGTGCATCACTAATTATACTTTGTTTCACTTACGGCAGAAGCCTGAAAAGCAGTCTCATATCTATAATCTTGGTGATTGCATCTCTTAGCCTGTATCAGGCCTCCATCACAATGTTTGTTTCTTTGTCTGTAATCGAGGCTATTATGTCTTTTTGCAGATCAGACAAGTCAACAATAAATACGTACAAAGACATTTTGCTCAGAGCAATGCAATTCCTGCTGGCATATCTTGCTTACTCTTTATTCATTGCTTCAATGTTTGCAAAAGGAAGTCACAATGAGAAACACTCTGAGTTGATTTTTGGAGGGGGTGACCCCCTGAATGTATTTTTGGATAATATTAATGCATTCACTGCCTTGATTGGGCTTTATGTGTCCTCAGTGCCAAGGTTTGTTGTTGTAATATTTCTAATTTCATCAATTATATCTGTAATTCTGATTTGCAATAAAATAGCGAAAAATGGGAAAAGCATGATTCTAGGAAAGGTTATACCTATATTACTTGTGCTATCATCACCTTTCTTGTTGTATTTCTTTTCGTTTATTCACTTGGCTATGTTAAAAAACACAATTATAGCAGGGCGTGTTTTAATACCATTCGGCTGCATTTTTATCGTCTATGCTGTCTTTATATCAGAAGTTAAATGGCTAAAACTTGCTTCTTTCATACTGATAGTGTTTTCATTTTCTCTATCATTTGCATATGGCAACACAATGAAAGCTCAAAAGAGATATGATGATTATATAGCAAGTTCTATGATGACTGATATTACATACTTAGGGAGAGAGGTTAAGAGTATGTCTGTATTTGGAATTATTGCAAAATCAAAGCAATTAAAACTTGCCAATGAAAAATATCCAATAATTGAAAAATTGGTTCCTTTGTATATAAACAATAACTCTGGTTGGGGTGGCACCATGTTATTGCACTATGGTTTAAAATTGCGTTATGAACCATTAAAAAATGAACACAAAAAATTATTATGTCATATGAAACCAGAAATCGTCAGGCCTGATTATTCCGTTTATGTTCTTGGTAATAAAGCAATATTCAAACAAAACGGGTTTGGATGCTAATAACGGCCCCGCAAGGGGCCGTTTATTTACCCAACTTTAGCCAACAATACTGCGCCAGCAGAATCACCAGAATCGGCCTTCATGCGAACCTTAAACACTAAATTTGTAAGCGTTGAATTGGCTGGTTCATACTGAACGCTAATTACACCGGGATACTGCGCCTGTGGCTGGTTCGTGTTTACCACTTCAGCGGTGACTTCCCCTAACCTTGGGATATACGGCAGGCCTTGAGCTCCACCAATAGTATCAACTATAGCTGTTGATACGTTAATGGTTTGAGTTGCTGTAGTGGTTACATCTACATTTGACGCAGATGTGTACTTACAACGATTCCCACCGCTTGGCACAGACATTGAAAGAATACCTAGCTGTTGTAGAGTTGCATTGGTTCCATAGGCCTCTGTGTATGTATTAATATTTTCTGAGAAATTAAGCGATCCAACAATCCTTGGTCTGTCAGATGATGACGTCCAGCGGAACCCAAGCGCACATCTGGCTATGGTTAAATCAACTTTAAATGATGCACCTGGCTGAACCTGGACTGCGCAACTTGTATTCCCGCTATAGTCAGTTTTCCAGAAACCAACAATCTGACCCGTTACAGTGCACTGTTTGCCATGCAGAATTAGACCAATTCCTCCGTTTTGGTTTTCTGTTGCTAAAAATCTGCTGCGCTGAATATTCACATTAACCAAGTTATGCTTGCCATTAATCCAGCCATGTGCGCCACAGAAATATATATCAGGTTGAGTGCTTGATACAGTGTAATTAAGAACGTTAATTGTTCCATAATCGCTGGCAAGTTCTGAGTTGCTTGTACCTGTGCCACCACTCTGGATAATGAAAGCAGGACAAGCACTACCAATTACAGGAATTCCGGTTAACTGTCTGGATGAATCGCAGTTATGAATATCACTAACCCCACCCTGAACCTGACTGGTTGTTGTTGTCCAGAACCCTACAGAGACAGTTTCCATTACGATGTAGTCCCAACGGGTGGCGGTGCCCCTGAATATAGCGCCAACCAGTCCAGCGTAGAAGTGACCTTTTATTATTGTTATTCCAGATGGGAATTCAGCGACCACACAAATCCTTGATGTGTCCCATAAAGAACGGGTGGTCATGTCAGATGACACTTGTCCGCGAGCAGACATGCCTACGATTAGGTTTGAGTATACTCCATCCGGTTCGTAAATAATGACCGTGTCATAACCGGCCCATTTACATACAACGTTACCGTGCTGGTTGACTGCATGGAGGCCCTTATTAGCAGGCCACCACGGTGGTTGCTGGTTAGGACTTCCCTGGTAGTTGAATTTCGCCAAACAGCTTGACGGGCAATACATGACCTCTACCTCGTCAAGATGAATCGTCCCTCCTAGCGCTAATCCGTGACCATATAGTCTGGCTGGGGTTCCGCCAAAATTGTCGTAATTACCATCGACATACAAGTCATGAATTGCTGCGCCGTAAGCCCCATGAATAGGTAGGGTGCTTTTATCCTGGTCTACATAATCTGTGAAATCCACAGAATAAATGACAGCTACTGCGCTCCAGTTATCAGGAGCTTTAATCGTGGTTAAAGTAACCCCTTCCCCCTTTAGGCACACCATTGGTTTAAGAACGATGCCCGCCGCACGATACACTTTAGCAGCAAACTCAACAGTTCCCCCGCCAATTCCCGCCACATAATCAATAGCAGCCTGTATTGCTGCGGTATCGTCATGAACGCCATCGCCTACCGCACCAAACTGCTCTGGTGTAATCCAGCTTATAATGTTTGATAAGTTACCTTGCGGTTGAACCCCTACCAGAGAAAGCCCAGAAGGCGATGAAAGCGAGGCCGATTCCACTCTTTCATCAAGCTGCTCCTGAACAGTAGACGCACCTCCAGAAGAGTCTTCAGCCCCGATTGCTGCAGCTCCTGATTTCTCCGAAAGAATAGAGAGGACATCGTCAGTCAGTTGAATCCAATTTGATAGATTGGATGCAGGTTCTGAACCAAGACAGAATGAATACCCCAGATCAGTCCTTTTAGCGATGTCACCAACCTGAGCATTTAGTGCGAGCATTTCAGCCTGGCTACCAACAACAAATAGCTCGCTCAATGCAATTGCCGGGATCATTGATACAGGGATTTTCCCATTATCATCAAGTATTGCAAAGTCGGTTAATGGTTTTACTGTTGGGTTTCCGTCATTAGCAAAGACGGATACTGTATTTTGTCTGGAAATTGAAGAAGGAAGCTCGCTAAGAAACTCACCTGATGGTGCCCTTACAGTTCTACCTATGGCTGAACTAGCAGCATTTCCAGCCTCTGCTGCTGAAGCTGCTGCTGAAGACGCTGACTCGCTAGCTGATGCGGCAAGTTCATTTACTGTGCCCACAGCATCTTGCGCTGTATTTGCTGCATCTTGCGCAATTATCGCTGCCGCCTCAGCCTGTTCAGCATAATCTGGAGCAAGGATAATTTTATCAGCATATATTTTAGCTTGTGCCGCTGCCACCTCAGCAATAGAGGCGTATCTTTGAGCTTTATTGGTTTCTGAAATAGACATATATTCCTCAGTATCCTATTACTCTGTAATAGGCTGTACTTCCTGCTCGATTAGTCGGGGTCGGTGTAGATACTGAGTTGCTAAAAATTGCAACCGGACCATATATTTTTATTGTTGATAAGTCGTCACCAGGACTTATTCCATAAGGGATACAAGCATTTCCGCTATCACTAACTATCCCGTTTATAAATGCATGTTGGAATGGCTTTGCTAATGTAACTACAACTGTTGCCGACCCCGGCGGAACTGCCACCCTCCCCCACTGCTCAATCCTTCCATTTGGCAGATATTGATATCCGCTCAGTGTTGAAAGTGATGATTCAAATTGACCAAGGTTGACTGCGTGCTGTGGCTTATTACCAGAAGGGACCATCAGCGGGCCATCAATAGCTATATTCGCACCATCGCAATATAGGCAAGCTGTAGTTCCGGTAGGGATCGCGACACCGCTACCTGAAAGGGTTTTGCAGGTTATAGTGAAATTACCAGTGCAATTATTCACAACAACCCAGCTTTTCATCCAGACAGGGAATGTAATTACCGAGTTTGCCGTTAACGAACCACTAATGATTACCCTGTCCTTGCTCGCCTGAAGAGAGGAAAGAACAGCACTTGTGATTCCTGACATTGAAATCAATGCTGGTCCATAGCTCCCGACCGGCACCCATCCAGTAGATGATGCAGATAATGATTCAGGATTTGCCGAATTCCCTTCGATAAGGTTTAGCCACTGCCCGGTTAACGACGAGTTTGGCACCACAGCCCCCTTCGGATAGCCTGAAACCGCCGTGGCAAACTCAGGATTGAACGGATAGCCCATTCCTGCGTTGTTCCATTGCTGCTGAGTGCTAACGGCAAATAATGCGCCATTCATATCTTTCCCTGACGGTGGTATACCTCCTGCGCTCAGGGGTTGCATCGTGATCGCAGGGAATCCCTTATCGAAAGTTGCTACACCGCTGTTGTCAGTTGTTGTGCTTGAATCCACTGGGATGGTGTTTTTGAGTCCGTTTACGCCAAATGCTTTTGTGATTCGTGAGGGGGCATCAGAAGAGTTCATGTCATACCTGCTGAACGATATTTACTGTTACCCCTATTGGGGCAGGAAGCGCACCTGAGCTTTGAACAATGGCTAACTCAGCCGTTGAAAGAGGGAACTCAAACACGTAACTCATGACCATGTCTCCATCGTCCCTGACGTAGCACTTACCGCTGCTGCCAAACATGAACATCAGCAATTTATTGAGGTTTGGGATTGTGCAGTCAGAGATGTTTGCCGCTGCTTTCATCATGATCAGCTTGCGGTAAATGTCATTTGTGAGTGTTACGGTTGACGTTAAAAGCTCGCCTGAATAGAAAGGTGCCTGATTAAATGGTTGTGGGTCATCGACGAGAACTGGGTCTGATGATGCCTCGTTGAAGCCGAAGTAAATCTTGTTCTCTGTTACCGTCAGCTGCCTGCCGACAACCACGATCTTCCCCCACACGTCCAGCCCGTAGGTATCTGCCGTCTCGATATTCCAGATCACGTCATAGAAATCATCGAGAAAGCCCTCAATACCCACGGCTTCATTGAACGAGTAAATCAGGGATTTAAGTTTCGGGCTGTCGGCATATTGCGTCAGGATGGTATCCGCGACGTTTATCATGCCAGTGTCACCGAGATGTTGGTTGCATCGAGCGTAGGTACCTCATCAATGCCAAATGATGCAGAGGTCTGGTAGGTGGTTCCGTCTCTGCTGATCGTGATACTGAAGATGTCCACGTTGTCGCTGTCGATAGCCTGAACACCTGCATAGTAACGGCCAGCGTAGATAGTCGAGCCAATCCTTGCCCGAGTGCCGCCGTCCTCGCCATTGAATGCGCTGAGAACGGCGGTGCGAACTCTGTTTACGATATCGCCTGGCAGCGCGTTGTTATTGGCAAGCTCTACTTTGAAGTAAACGCTGACCGCCGACGGCGTTTGCCATTTGATTTCGTACTCTGGGTAGGGCTGCACGTAGTTCGCGTCATCGACGACGGTATAGCTCGTGTTGCCGACCATTGACGGTCCCGGAGGGAGCTTCTGCCAGATCGCTTCTGCAATGTCTGCCGATGTCCCGCCATACACGCTCACATAAAGTGAATGAGGCTCAAGCTCAAAGTCCGTGAATCCCTTCTCCACTGTCAGGCCGGTATTGTTCTGCGTGACGTACGCATCAGTCACCCCGGGCGCCGCCAGGACGTTCGCATACACTGCGCCGAGTTGATTGTTGGAGTTACCGGCGACAGACTGCTTGCGTCGGTATTCAAAGTTAGCCCTGCTCTCCACCTCATTCCCGAGCACACCGGCGGTGGTATTGGTGATGCCAGACCAGCCAGAGATGGCGCGGTAGATGGTGTTAAGTGCGCCAATAGGACAGGCGATCGGCCCTGCTGCCTGATTCTGGAAAACGATATCAACAGCACCAGACGCCGGGATAACCGCATCAGCTAGCGAATAGTAGAGATATCCGCTGGAGTCCTGCGCGATGCTATTAGCCGGGATTACAGTTCCCACCAGACCGGTAGCCGTCGCCGTTACCGTTGTCCCGATCGCCGCAATCCGGTCAATGAAGTAAATCTGCCCGATCGCATCCTGCATGCGGCCTTCAGCGAAGTCAGGGTTAATCTGGTTAACCAGCCATGCCAGATTGTCGTTCTTGTCTCCGATGATTGCCGTGTCGCTCATGGCAATCTGTCCCTGCGGAGTCGTCAGACTCTTACTCATCCCTCCGCCCATGGCGGTATCAAGGTCAGTTAAACGCCCGTTGAGAATGTCTATCTCATCAGGAACGGCAATGCCGGTATCGGAAAACGTGACAGAGGGGACGGCTGTGCTAACTGTTACTTCAGCCATTTGTTACCTCAGAATTGGATTGTGGTCTGGATATTGTTCGTATCGGTGATTGTCATTACGCCAGATGCGAGGCGGTCAACTTTTCCAACGGTGGTTGTGCAGAACGCCGACTGGACGTATGGGAGCTTTTTGGCTTCGGTAGCCATCTTCGTATTGATTAGCTGAGTGCCGGGCCAGTGCCCGAGGATGCGCTCGTAATACGGAATTCCCAGAGTGGTGTCGTACCATGCCTCTCCCAGGAAGGTTGAGCATGCGCACGCTACGTCCTGAGCCACTGCGTAGGGATTTGAGGTGATAGCTATGCTGCCGGTGTCGTCCAGTGAGATGTCCCACTTTTCAGTCACCAGCTGGAATGATTTCGTGAGCATGTAAACTCCGGGCAATAAAAAACCCGCCGGAGCGGGTTATTTTTTTTCACTTTCAAGATTATCTATCATGTCCACATAAACTTGCTGGCATGGCTTGCCAGGATTTTTAGCAAGCCATTGTGTTGAGTAACTCGCCAGCAAATCAGCGGACTCTTTATCCATACCTTGCTGATTAGTAAGTGAGTCCGATAATTCTGATCCAGACATTCCATTGTTTTTCATTAGCTCACATGCACCTGCAAGCGATATTGCAAATTTACCAGCATCACTTTTAGACTCTAGACTGGCACTAAAGGTGTTTGTCGAAAAAGCAAGAATAAATAAAGCAAGTATTTTACATTTCATCACTGTGGTCCCTGTGTGGTTGAACTCCCTGATTCTACACCACCATGCCGATGAGTGGAGAGCGGAATACCTTTACCTGTCACCTCCCCGGTTGCAGTTATTGATCCACCGAACGTTGCGTTACCGGCATAGCTTCCGGAGCCCTGTGTCAGTTGCCCATTCGCCTCAATAACTGGCGCGTTGAGAGATATTTTCTCATCCGCATTAACGACAACCGTATTCCCGTTCACCTGGACAACCAATGGAGATACGATGTCTATCCCATCATTGGCGAACTTCACGTACTGGCTTGGTTCAGCATTCAGCACTCCACCTAGGTAAATTGCATCAGAGTAACTGTGCGTTCTGTTTGATCCAGGTAGCGCAGCGTCTTTTGTTGCTTTTACCGCAGTGATGTCCCGGTCGCAGATTGCGATCAGGCCAATATCACCCTCAACAGGTGGCATAATTACGGCGCTGGCCCCGCGCTGCAATCTCCAGACGGGGACTCCGTGAATCACCGAGTTAGGAATCAGGTTACCACTTCCAGTGAATCCCTCGACCATCGGCTTAACAGAAACCACTTCGCCACTTTCAGAAACCTTGATCACCAGAGCCAGCGTGATAAAAGCCTTTCCCATCAGAAATTGACGCATCAGAAACTGCTGGGCATTGGTTTCTGTCGTCGTATCTTGTGGAGAAGAAGTAAATAAGTTCATCACTGCCTCTCTGTTAATTGCCCGATAGAGGACCACACCATAGTCGTCCACGGTCCGCCTTCCATCCATGTGGAAAGATGATGCGTTGCAGACTGCACGGTATAAATTCCGCTTCCATTTGGTAGTGTTGTCTCAAGCTGAATCTTCCTGCCGCGAATAATCAGATCGCTATACTGGCACTGAAAATTAATTCCTATCTTCGTAAATACCGGATATCCAATCAGTCCGGTCTGAGGGGAGATGAATGGTATTTGGTCGTCCACACTTCCATTTCTCGGCCAAATGTATATTGCACCAAGGCGGAAGTCTGCTTCGATTCCTGCCAGCTCTACGCATTGCTGGATTTGCGCAATCGGATTCCCGACAAAGTAGGGATTTTCCACCTTCAAATTCACGCCGTTATTAATGACGTTGTAGCCAATTCCAGCAGCTATCGTAGTAATGATTTCTGCAACGCTGGCAATCCCTTCTTTCGAAAATGGTGGACTGACAATCGACTGGTCAAATCCGGTGGAAAAGGCGCTAATGATAAGCGGGGCATCAGGCATCTGGTTTAAGTCGGCGAAACTTCCCGTTATGGAACCGAAGAATAACGGACGGTCATCTGCCCAAACCTTAACCATGTTCTGTTTGGCCCCGTTCAACTGAATTCCTTTGTAGCTGAGCAAGGCTATATGCTCAAGGCTCAGGCCGAATATTCTGGCTTCAAGACTTGTCCCAGATATCCCACCATAAGCACCTATCTCCACCTCTGCTTTGATGTTGTCGATAGTCAGGATGTTATTACCCGATTCATCAAATGCACCTTCACTGAGGGTGAACTGAAATTTCAGCGTTCTCTTTTTATAGGTCATGCTGCCATCTCATCTGCCGTGGCGTAGAACAGCTTGAATCGCGTCCCGAGCTCGTCATAAACAGGATCAAGACTTCCCTTTGTGTCAGCGAAGAAAAGCTCACCTTTGAAGCCTAGATAGGGGTAGCGGACTATCTTGTTGCAGTTATGGCAAAGAACGCCTTGCGCTATCCACAAATTATCCAGGCCAACGTCAATAAACATGCCTGTAGAACGCTGCACGATGCGCAGGGTGACTGACTGACCATCAAGGTTAACGCTGACTTCCTGAGCCTTAAGGGGCTTGAGAGAAATGTTCTGCATCAGGATAACCCCGCTACCAGTTCATCTACCGTTGTCGCAAGGTTTTTGATAGCCGATGTTGCCGCGCCATTGATAGCGCTTGTCACACCTGACGTTGCATTGCTAACAGCATTCGTTACGGACGTGGCGACGGTTGTTGCAGCACTGGAAACGGACTCTTTCAGGCCGGTTAGCGCGCCTTTGACGTCTTCAAGGGTTGAGTTTGTCGCCGTTGAGTTAGCTTTCTCAGTTACAACGCCGGCAGCCTTGCTTGTGCCATTTGATGTAGTGTTGCTGTTAGCTGTTGTGCTTGTCAGGGTGACCTCAGCCTCCTGCAAAACAGCCTGGAAGATGGCTTCCACCGTCAGAAGGGTCACGTCGCGATCTGATGTCCGGTAATTGTATCTAACAAGGTCATAGTCTTCGTATGTCGTGTCCGGCGTCTCAATGTCGTACACCTGCGCATCAGCAACCATCGCATCCAGCGCAGCCAGCATGTCTGAGCGACTCGTAAGGGTGAAGTTTGTCAGGTTGGGGATGCTACCGCTAAATCCCGTCCATCCTTCCAGCGTAAACAGCACCCGGATAATTGGTGGCCGCTTTACCTTGTTAAAGCTGCTGTAAGAGCCCTGCTCAATTGGTGCCGACACCACTGAAGCATCTGCCCCATACTCAATCCCCAGAAAAGACGAGGGAGACAATGCCCTTAAGCCTGATTTCAGGTAAATCCCGTAACCAGGCGAAAGGGTACTGTTGATGATGGAAAAGATGTTGCCGCTGTTTATCGCGCTGAGTAGCGTTGTTTCGTTCAGTGAAAAGGCCATATTATCCCTGCCCTGACATCGCTGGATTCACCAGGCGGTTTCTCTGAAGGTTTCTCTGGATATCAGCACCAAGCGCATTGGCATTGCCTGCCGATGTCTGCATGTCGATTTTGCCGATGTTGATGTTGGTCTGGCTTCCGGCCGCCAATGGCATGTTGCGAGATGCAGATGAACCCGCACCTAACTGAATGCCACCCATAATGTCAGATGAGCTGATGTAACCCTTACCATTCTCGTGGTCGACAATGCCTTTCATCAGTCTGGCAATCGTTGCTGTGTCACCTGAATCCAGAACCTCGTTAGCGCCTTTTCCTGTTGCTTTGGTGAGCGCAGAAATATAGGCGTCTACGTTGTTATTGTCCGAAGCTGGAGCGTAGGTTTTGACGATCGAGGAAAGGGTGTTGATGCCGCGCTTGAAGTACAACTGCAGCTGTTTGTAGAGCGCTGCAACGCCATGCTGCATTGATTCGAACACCGCAAACCGACCACCTTCGCCACCTTCCATTGTCGCGCCAGCCTGGCCAGCATAGTTCAGGTTCCCCGGATTGTTATTGCGGATGCCGCGCGGCGCTGACTTGTAACCATCTCCACGGGGAAGCTCAATGCCTGTTTTGTCGAATATCCAGTCGTGAAGTTGCTTACCCCACTCAGTGGTTGTGTCTGTTCCTGCGCTTCCATTCAGGAAGTTTGTCACCGGATTGTCAGCCAGCCATGAGTATTTCTTTTCAAGCTGCTCTGCGTACTTTTGGAGCTCAACAAGACCGGCAATCATGCTCACTCGACCAAGCGCTGTGAGTGCGCCTCTGACGCCACCGATCGAGCTGGTCATGCCTAACAGCCACTTCCCGCCAACAAACACCAGAAGCAGTTTTAGAGCGTTTTCCAGACCACCAACAGCATCAACTACCTTGTTGATTTCATCTGCGGTGTTGGAGAAGAATTTGCTGATTTCTGGGCCGTGAGTGCTAATCCATATTCCGAACTTCTCAATCAGGGGGATTAGCTTCTCGATGTATGGAATCAGAGCTTCGTAGAGCACCTGAGATGCAGCAGAAAAGTTCTGCTTCATCTCTTCCAGCCGTCTGTTAAATGCAAGCGCCTTCTCTGTGGCTTCCGGAAGTGCTCTTGAAATATCCCTGAAGTGATCAGCGTCTTTAACTAGCGTGCCACTAGATAATCCCTGCTGAGTAGCATTATCAAAGCCAAACATACTGCCAAATCTGCGCTGAGCATCTTTGCTCAACTTGCCCCAGTTACTGGCAATCTTGCGCATGATTTTTTCGGCGTTGTCGTTCTGGTAATCGAAGTTAGCGCCTGTTGCACCGGCAAATGAGGCCAGAGCGCCGAAAAGCGGATCGTCCTGGCCGCCTCCGGTACGAATGTTTGTCAGCGTCTTCTGGAAGTTACCCAGCGTGCCTGCCATGCGTTCTGCAGTTGAACCGGCTGCTGCTGCTGCTCTCTCCCAACCATCAAGAGACTTAGCTGAGATATCCAGAGCGCGAGATTCAATCCCCAACCGCATCAGGTCTGATGTCATGTTGGTGATGAATGTCTTGATACCCTGCGCCGATAAAGTGACACCTACCAGCGCAAGTAATTCTGTTCGGATTGAGCCAAAAAATGAGGCCGCTCTTTTACCTGCGGCCTCCATGTCTTTAGCTGTCTGGTCAGCATTCTTTCTGGTATCGTCCAGGCTTTTTTTTACTTCTGTCTGGCCTTTCTTGAATCCGGAAGAGTCAAGACCAAGAGTGACTACCAGTGAGTCAATAATCGTTGGCATCAGCCATTCTCCTGAGCCCTGTTGATGACCATTTGGTTGTAATTGTCGACTGTGATTATCTCAAGCCACCACCACATATCCTCTACACCAAGCGTTGTGCTTAGCTCTGTCAACGAGCATTTACCCGACGACAGAACCGTCGCTATTGTTTTAGGTACGTTGGCATAGTCGGTCAGGCCAGCAATTTGCTGACCCATTACCGGAGGGATGTCTAACTGGCGGCGGCGGTCAAAAAATCGACGTGCAGCTTAAAGACTTCACCGCGAAGTTTCAGGCGAGTCATAACTTCTTCCGTGTCATCGTCAATCAGGTTGCGCTTCACGCTCTGATTGGCTGGGTCTGGAACAGCCTGAACGCACTTCATCAGCTCGTCCAGGAGAGGCCGTGCATCCTCTGGAGGGATTTTAGCCACCATTTCGAGGCCGACTTTCGCCATGCCTGCCATACCCATATCTGAAAAGTTATCCGGAAGATTAGCGCCGCTTTTAGCCATTGCCAGTCCTGCACGAATTGCCCACCACTCAGCCTGTGCAGCTGACATTTCGCGAATGTAAAACATCTTCCCATTGTCACGGCCTTTATCTTCGACGGTGTAAAAAATCTCTTTGCGTGCCATGTTAGTCCTTAAGCGTTATATACCTCGCCAACAACTGACTCCCAGTTAATCTGGAAGGTCATTGCCTGCAGTACGCGCTGTGCATCTGGAATAGCTTTAACGCGCTGCAGGATGCCGTTGGTGAGCGTGAACTTGCGACTAATCGCCGGGAGGATGATTGTTGCGTTGCAGCGGAATACTGCCTTTGAGGTCAGAGACGTCAGTTGCCAGGTCTCAAACAGGTCTCTAGATGGACTGTCAGGCATGATTGTGATCGTCTGCAGATACTCACCGAAAACGAAGCCGCCAGAGAGCTTACCGTCAGCGCCACGGACGGAGACCGCCATTTCTGTATCACCCAGAGCAAACATCGCGTCCGCTGCATACCCTTCCAGTGTCTGAGCGCTGGGAAACAGATTGGTAACAGTGAGGGCAAAGATAGAATCAGCGCTTGTAATAGTGTTGGACATTTATTGCACCTCAATGCTTGCAAGAGTGATTTTCTGTACGCAACCACCGTCGCAGTACCACAGGGTCATGCTTGGACTTGTGCGCTCCTGACGCTGCGTAGGCGTAGCGTCTGCGATATACAGGTAATAACCCTTGGCAATCAGCGATGGGGAGATGTCAGCGCCTACTGCGTTCTGAATCTCTGAAATCTGAGAGCTGGACAGTGTTACGCCGGTACGGATGCCACCAAAGGTGATGCCCTGATTCAGCGTGTCGGAGAATGACGCTTCGATGATCGCCTTTCCGCGCGCGTTGTACGGAATGCTGCGGTTGGACTGGAACAGCTCAATAGCATCCTGCATCAGGTTGGCATTCAGCCAAATCTGGAAGCAGAATGAGTCGAACCACTTGAAGTCGCCAGTTATGGTTCCATCAGCCCAGTAACGGGTGTCATAGTTATTCGCCGTGTACGCGCCGTAGAAGTTGTAGCCATTAGCAATCAGTGCATCGTAATTTGCTGATGTGGTTACTTCAGGTAGCAGTCCACCGAGAGAGCGGAACTTGAATGGTACGCGACCTTCCTGGCGGTCGAAGTCAAGAGATGCGGCATAGCCGATTACGCTTGCTGCGTGAGTCTGGTCACCGAACACCGGTACGACGTTGGAATAGTCGTAAGTGTTGATGATTTTGTACGCCAGCGTGTCGGTTGAGCCAGACACCAGAGCGGATTCTTCCAGCGTGAATGGCACGTAGCCGAATCGGTAATTCTGACTGTTAACCCACGCGGAGAAGTCCAGAGCCTCCTGTTCGGTGGGCGTGAAGGATGTGGTGAAGATTGCCCAATTCTGAGAGCTATCAAGCACTGACTGCATCGCCGTAGTGACTACTGCAGCATCTGCGCCCTGAGACAACTGAGCGCCAGTAGGAGCTGTCAGTTTCAGGCCAGCAGATAAGGTGCCGGATGCGTAGGTAATGGTGCTCGCTGCGCCGTCAGTTGCGCTGGTGATGATGAAACGCTTCTGAGTGGTGTCGTACTCTACCGTAACGCTGGAGCCGATACCTGTTTCAATCAGGTCAGCAGCCATAGCAAAGCTCGTTGCCGTGCTAAGGTCGATACTGGCTGAAGTTACTGCAGTTCCATCAACAGTAAGAGTCAGTACGCCGCTCAGCAATTTGAGCTGTTCTAGCGTTACTGCTGCCATTGAGCCAGAACGTAACCATGCCGCAGCATCTTCAGGATTAAACCGTGCAAACAGTAACGAACCTGGCGTCTTGGTGGAGTTGTCGTAGCCCTGAAAATAAACTTCAGCCATGCTGAATTCAGCAGATGCGCTACCGAAATAGGCCGCTACGTCTTCTTTGTTCGTGAACGTGATAACACTCCCCACCGGAGCATAAGCGCTGTCGGTAAGGATAAGGCCATTCAGATCAAGCGCTGAACCGCCCGCTGGCAGCACTCCAGGATTGATTTGGACATCCTTTCTTAATGGGATAGGCATTTCGATACTCCGGTGGTGTATAATATTTGTTCGCAAGAATGCTTCTGGAGCACCCTCGATGAGCGAAGAGTTAACTCAGACATATTTGAAAACCATTCTTAATTACGACCCATTAACTGGACTGTTTTCTTGGCTTGATAGGTCCAGAGCCACGAAATCGAAAGGTTTCGCAGGAACTGTCACGAAAAATGGGTATATAAACATTTGCATCAACGGCAAGTATCTTAAAGCCCACCGTTTAGCGTGGTTGTATGTGCATGGATGCTTCCCGCCTGCATTTCTTGACCATATCAATGGCATTCGCAGCGATAATCGAATTGAAAACTTACGAGAATGCGACCGTATGTCTAACCAGCGAAACTCGTCATCCATAAAAGGGACTTCAAGCCTTAAGGGGGTTAGTTATTATGCCAAGTCAGGAAAGTGGACCGCTGGCATAAGAATCAATGGAAAATATAAGTATCTAGGGCGGTATAAGACTCAAGAGGAAGCCCATGCTATGTATTGCTTTGCTGCATGGCGCTTCTTTGGTGAATTTGCCAGATACAATTAACCACTCTCCGGTGGGTATTTTAAATCTGCGGCAATAACGCCGACTGTAATGCTGTCCATGAAGTCCTGGCGTGTGGTAACAGACGGGTTAAATTGCCCGATAAATTCCATCGTCCAGCGGCCTTCGTATTGTTGCTCGCCGTTTATCATCGTCGTCTGATGAGGGTCTGAGCAGTAAAGAGGAGTGATGACATTGCCGTTTTGTCTGAACCATTCACAGGCAAAGTCTGAGCGGATTAGCGTGCCGATGATTGCAGCGTTATCCGCCGCGTTCTCGCCGTAACAGTCAATCTGGCAAGGCCATTGGGTGCTGCGCTGGTTGAGCTGCTTACCTTCGCCATACACGCCGCTGTCGTCGTATTTGACGCGGTTGGTAGACAGCCCTATCTGCTTCAGCGGTGTCATGATAATGAAGTCATGAAGCGGCATTGGCGTAAGATTCTGCTGACCTACCAGCACGTTGTCGATGGTGAGGCCGGTGATATCCATCAAAAACGCCTGCAGAGCAATGCGCAGGTCAAGCTCGGTGATATCTACTGTGGCTGTCATGGCGACCTCTGCAGGTTAACAATCAGGTGGCACCAGTCCGGATAAAGCTCTGCCACTTTCACAACCAGCCATGTCTTGCCATCCACAATTAGCATGTCCCCACCCTGTTGCTCGGGTCGGTTAATGCCGTTGAAGTTTCCATTCAGATAGGCGCTTTGCAGAATCCCCTGAAGGTTAATCGCATCAACCTGTTTAAGGTCGGTGGATGACAGGGACTGCATCTGCACAATCACATCCACATCGGTGTATGACTGCACGCGCTTACCGCCTGGCGCAGTTGTGAATCCGCTATTCACTTTCAGCACGCCGGGAACGTCAGGGTTAACCGTTGTGATCGCCCCGCGAACTACTTGATGCAGGTTCATCAGGTAACCTCGTAATTAACATCGCCAATCATCACCCTGGTGTCGACGAGAGGCTTATCTGACTGGTTAGGCATTACTTTCCTGTTTCTGCGTCGCTCAAGCGTGACTGGAGATAAAGCAGGCTCAATTAGCGTGGCAATCGACTCCTGAATATCACCCTTTATCTGAGCGCCGACGACCTCAAGCACCGTTCTGGAATCAAGACCTGAAGCAAGTCCGCGCTTAATCGTCTTCTTCCACTCTTCCTGCTTGTCTGCTATTGCGTTGCGGAAGAATGGACGTGGAGGCTGATTGTTTGCCGGGTCACCGTACTCGTTACGAGTGGCAACCATCGCAACGCTTGTTCCGTCTGGATAGGTTGAGCCGCCGAGAAATCCAGCCATTACCTCAGTTGCATTCAGCCGCTCAACCATTCCTTCCAGGTACTTATCGAGGCCGTCAGACATAGTTATCTCCAGGATAGTAATTAGCCATCCGGTAGACTTTAGTCGCCTGCCAGAAGTCCATGCCGTATGGGCTCTGCGTATACCACGCATACCTGAACTCAATAGGGCCGAGGTCAGATGAAACTGACACGCTGCCCTCCGTAGCCGATGCAATGCGCCCAACCATTCCTGAGCCACCACGACCTCTGCTGTCGCCATAACGCACATACGCCAGATGCGCCATGAGCATATAGAGCAAGCGCTCTCGCTTCACGACGTCATCGACGAGTGAGTAATCGGTGTTATTCAGATAGTCAGTGGACTGGTCAAACAGGAATGGAAGGATTGCATCTGGAACGTTGGAGAATTCAGGGTACATGGCGCGGAAACTGGCAATATCCAGAGTCACGACAGCCATGGTTTATTCCTCTTTGTCTTCCTCTACGCCTGCGTCTTTGGCGTTAACCTGCTCAAGACCTGTCTTCTGGCGTGAGCGCTCCAGAGAAGCGTCTGCTGCTGATTTCTCATCAGTAACAGCAAAGACGATGCCATTACGAATGAATGGCGCGTCCTTGTGATTCTTCTCGAAGGATTCCCATGCTTCAGCAGGAACGCCTTTTGTCAGTCCGAACCCGTTTACAAGCTGAGAGGAATTGGCACCCTCCAGGGTGATCTTCTGATCACCGTGAAGGAATGACAGGCCATTTGGAAGTTTGCAACCAATAACGTAGGTTGAAGGCTTAGCCATCGATTAAACCCCCAGGAGCTGAGCGAACAGGAACGGCTGAGTAATAACAGCGCCATAGGTGGTGCCGGAGTGTTTCTGCTTCCAGCTGGAGGTCATGGTGATGACAGGGTGAGCACGCAGTTTTTCGCTGTATGCGCAATAACCCGCATCCTGACCTTGGGCGGTCTCAACGAACATCTGCACCAGTTCACCTGCATCAGTGCTGTACTGAGGCGCAACTTCGATGCGGATATTGGTGAAGGTGTCTTTGACCATCTTCTCAACAGAGTTCCCGAAGATTTCGTTTGATTTTTTGAACCAAACGGAGGTCTTAGGAGACATCGCCAGAACCAGTGGAGAGGCCATATCAACACCATCACCAACTGCACCATTGGTACGAGTGATCAGGTCTTCATACAGCGCCAGGATATCGTTGTAGATATCGATAACCTGCTTGTCTTTCCACAGGGTCACGCCGCCAACAGTTGCCGGGGTGATCGGAGTCGGCAGTGATGGGTCGTTCAGGATGCCGTAGTTCAGCAGGCCAGATACGCCGTAGAAGTAGAACTTGTTCTGCGCCTGATTCAGAGTCCACGCTGCAGCACGCTGTTTCTCTGCGACATATGGCAGCATCGCCAGTCCATAACGTTCCTGCTCCAGTTCGCCATAGGTGACCATGGTCTGGTAGCGGAATACTTGACGGTTTTCCCAACGGGAAGTCACCTGGTTAGCACCCTGTTCGCTGTAGTCGTCATACGCCACAACGTCACCGGATTGCTCAACGCGCTGGATCATCATGGTGTCTTGAGCCCATGAGCCTTTTTTCTTCTCGCCCAGAATCTCAGTCGCTTTCTGCTTGGCGAAGATGGTGCGCACGATTTCAGGGTCGATGAAGGTTGAAACTACAGCAGGAATACCGCCGTTTGCGCCAAGACCCGGCTGAGGGTCGGCATCCATTGCAAACTTAGTTACCGATGCAGGCAGGTAAATGCCGCGAGATTCGGCTTCCGCTTTAAAGGCAGCGAAATCAGCCTGAGTCAGTTGAGGCATTATGCTTTGCTCCAGGTAGAAATGATTAACAGATTACCGGTTGTTGCAGGGCTAGCTACGTACCAGTCGGTTTCAACAGCGCCGGAGATGGTTGCGCCAGCTGCACCGGTCTTCAGGGTGCCGTCAGCCAGTACCGCAAACACTTTCTGGCCCACAGTTGCGTCGGTAGCAGACAGAGCCCAGAAGTCACCACCAACCACCGGAGATGCTTCACGACCAGCAGGGATAGTCATGCTGGAGTTGCCGAGATAGCCGATCGTGGCGTTTGCGTTGTTGTAGACGAAACCAACAGGCTTTCCGGTACCGGTGTTGTTAAGCAGGAGTGGGTTAGTGCCGTCACGCCATGCGAAACGCGCCATGACCAGACCGCTTGCGCCTGCCTGATATGCACCAGGGCCGCCTGCTGCAGCAATGATTGGGCTGTTAGAAGCAGGCTGACCAGCCTGACCAACGCCAGAGTAAATATTAACGCTTGTCTGGAAAGCCATTATTTAGTGCCCTCAAAGAAGTGTTTTACGTTTTCACGAGAAGACGTGGTGATAACTGCGGAGTCCTGCGCCATGGATGACGGCTGGCGTGCATAGGCTTTGAATACAGAGCTCAGTGCAGGCGCAGGGATTGAAGCATGCTCATCACAGCCAAGTTGCTTCAGTGCGGTGCGATACACTTCTTCTGCGCTGTCACAGGCCAGTTCGCCTACTACCGGACGTACATCACGCTCAGCTTTACGCAGGTCGATGAAGCGCTGCTCAACAGCTTTAACCGCTTCATCCATCGCTAACTTGCTGTCGTTTGCCATTTTTTCTTTCTCTTTTTCTTTTTCGGCTTCGTCTTCAGCTAGTTTCTTAGCCTTCTCAGCCTCTTCGTCCTCGGCGAGCTTCTTCTTCTCTTCCTCGGTCATTTCGTCTTTGGCAGTTTTTGGGTCTTTGTCCTCATCTTTGATGATTTCTTCGACTTTCTTTTCCACCTCTTCGGTGTTGGCGTCGTTAGCCAGGAATGGCTTGAAAAGCGCCATGAGTGCTTTTGCTTTTGACATCAGTGTTGTTCCTGTAGGTTTTGAGTCGTATACAAATACATCCGGGCCTGCACGACCCGATGGCACGATTGCCACGTGGTTACAAACGATGTCACGCATGACGCCATCGTATGCCTCTCCCTCGTACTCGCCCGGAGTCATATCGAGCCGGTATCGGTATGAGGATGAAATTTCGCGCTGCTGTTTGTTCTCCACGCCGATGATGGAATTTACATCCCAGATGACGAGAGAGTTTTTCAGATAGGTGCCGTCGAATTCAGCGCTTTCACCGGTTGAGCCGATGATTGCCTCTTTCGGTGGGTCAAGCACTGACACGGCGATGTGCGTGTTCAGCAGCGGTTGGTTGTTGAATGTGTCTGCGGCCTTGCGCAGTTCTTCAGGGTCACGCAGGAGGCGATATGCTTTGTCAGGAATGAGCCCTAACTCATCGCAACCTGGAATCTCTCGCCCGTAATACACACAGACGTTAGCCTTGCTGATGGGGGTTAGCTCTACGTGGAGTTTTCCATCCGCGTCATAGGTGCGCACGCTTGCCCTGTCGAATGCTAATGCAGAGTCTTTGGCGTAGCCGTTCGCGTATGCCGCTCGCTCTACTTCTTCGGCTTTTTCTTCGGTGTCGAAAGGCCCGCGCCCACCCCACCACCAAGAGCCGTCTTTTTGATGTACTGGCATTGGATTACCTTTTAACTTTCGATAAAAACTCTACAACGCCGGATATTTTGCAATCAAAAGCAAAACCGCCATTCCATGAAGTCATTTCCGTAATAACCTTTTCATTGCCGAGGTATTTCACGAGAGAGTCGACAGAAGTGAATTGCTTACCATCGGCATTGAGCAGGCATTTATCAAAAAAATCTTCGTTGATATGTGTTTTGAGAAAATCTTCGTTATGCCTAGCACTCATTGGATTACCTTTCTTCAGGCAATAAAAAAGGCCACCGAAGTGACCTTGTTGATTTATTTAGTTTTAAAACGGCAAAACCGGCTTCCATGTACAACCGCATTCTGGCTCTTCACCAGGAAGTACATACTGGCCTTTGTCGCCAATCGGGAGTCCGACCTCTAAATCAAACTCTTGACCGTGTGCGTGTACATGTTTCTTTCGCGGTTTATTGCTGCCACCGCTATGTTGCCATATTCCCCTTTTAATCCCTGCGGCACGCTGCCTTGCGTTTGCGAGCGCACTGGTAGCCTTCCTTACCTGATCTCTGGCAATGCGTTCAGCTCTTCGTCTGGTTATTCCGTGGCGCTTTCCGAATCCGGCCTCTAGCTCATCAGCGAGCTTTTTCCTGTCTCCGCCCCTGGACATGGCTCGGTAAACCATTCCCTCAATTTCAGTGAAGTATTGTTCGGGGATAGAGCGAATATACGCCACGTTTTCAGCAATGATGGCATCACGCTTTTGAAGCATGGCGTCTGTCCATTGCAGATTGATAACCAGCGAGTCTTTGCGGGCAGATGCGAGAATGCCACGGTCGACAGCCTCAAGAGTCTTATCCGCCACCTCATCGGAGACCGGAATCGCCTTCCTGATGAAGTTGTCTATCCACTTCTTAGCCAGTGAGGATATGGCACGCTTCACCAGGTCAACCGGGTTAGCATCCATCGCCATATCCATTGCCAGCGGGTTATCTCGCATGATGGTGACTATCTCCGCCTTCACGTCATCGTTCATCTCACGAATCGTTCTGAGCAGCTCTTTCTGGTACCACCTGATGTTGCCCGCGTTGTAGTTCACTGGCTTCAGACTCTTCGTCTTCTTCCGGTTCATAATCACCATCCAGATTTTCGAAGCCAGCGCCTTCTATGCATTTCAGAGCGTCACGGGCCTCTTCAGAATCGACCAGTTGCGAGTCAGCAGCGGTAGTGACCGTCTCGACCTTAATCTTGGCAATCTCGGCCTTCTCTTTCTCGCTCAGCTCATCCAGTGGACGGAACTCGAAATAGATGTCCTCTTTGATTTCTCCAAACTCGGAGAGCTGGATAATCTTGAAAATGTTCTCAAGAGCCCGCCGTATGTCGCGCTCCTGCATCCCTGAAATGGTTTCGTGCCACATCTCAAGCTCTGAGTCACCTGATGCGTTTAATCCCGCAGGAGCATTCCCAAGAAGTTTCAGGTTGGTGATTCGAGCGGGGATACACATCTGGTCCTGATAGTTCGAAAGCAGGTTGGACAATTCACTGAGAGAGGTCTGCATGTGGAGCAGGTCTTCATCATTATCGATTGCCCAAATTCCCTGATTGTCCTGCAGCTGAGTAAACAGCTTGATGCGCTTATCGAATTGCCCTGGCTCTTGCAGGCGAGCATCCATGTCGGTCTTCAGTGCTCTCATGCGCAGCGTGCGGAGAATCTTAATCACGTTCTTCTTGGCATCGCGCCAGTCAGTAACGTAATCCTCCATCAGTTGCGTCAGCGACAGGCCACCAAACGAATAGGATGGCTTGAGGATGTCTGGTACCGGTCGGCTGATAATGTCGATGAAGCGAGACTCGTGAACCGTCTGTCCCATGACAAACCATGCTTGCGGCTTGTAGTAGTTATCAGACAGAGGCCAGCGCGTGTTGTACATCGCTGGGTAAATCCATGTCGGGTCGACGCAGCGAAGGCCTTTCAGCGAGCCCTTTGGAATCTTGCGCGGGTCCAGGAATAGGGGCTTCTCAAGCTCTGTATCGCTCGCTCCAGTGTCAACGTAGATGTGAGCTACGCCAAACATGGAGTCCTGCTTCACAGCTTCATGGATTAAGCGCTTCACGTCGTACTTAACGAGCGCCTGCTCCATCAGGTCGATATCAGGGTCACCGTCCTTGCGGCTCTTCACCTCAATCCAGTTACGCGTCATCTCGTCGGCCATGACGGTATGCATGTTCGCATACTCGACCTGCTGAGACATGGCGGCCAGAATCGGGTAGCCACGGAAGCCAGAATACTCTGTGCCGATAGACATGCTATTCAGCACGTCATACGGCGTTGCATCCATCGCCAGAGTGGCTTCCTTCTTCGCCTCAGGGATTACACCTGGAAGCGGCTCATATCGTTTAAATTCAGCGTACGGCTTCTCGTCATTTGCTACAGAGGCACTATCAAGATGCATCTGCGTGATTTTTGCCAGTTCCCGCCGAGTGGGTTGCGCTGTTTGCTTGCGTCTTGTCATTGGAGTATCTCGTCAGGAATATGGAATGGCTTGTGAATCGGAGCGAATGCCATGATGAGTGAGTCGGCCATGTTTGGTGATGGTATGCCTCGCTTCTTCATGTCCTTTTTGCTCTCAACCTTCACGCGACCGTTATTGTCGTAATCAACCCATGGGCGGGATAGCTCAGCTTTGAGGTATTCAAGCTGCTTAATGCCAGAGGAAAGGCTGATTAGCTGGTCGTCAGAGAATTGCTTCACGAAATAGCGATCGTCTGGATTTGCTTCCAGATGCTTCACAACTCGCCATGTGTTGTAGAACCGGTCACGAACTCCCCACCATGCCTGCGCTTTGATGTTGGAGAACATGTCTTTGTTGGTCTTCCCTTCGGCATATTTAGCCTCAGGCTTGAAGACTGACTCACCGGCATTAAAACCAGTAGCAGGAATGCGACAAACGCGCTTCAGGTGAGCTTTTACGCCAGCACCTACACCAATGGAGTCATATACAATCTCGCTCGCCCTGACTTCTTCTGCGTAGTTTTTAACGCGATCTGCTGAAGTAATGACATCGCCTTTGTTCCACTGCTGACAGTCGGTAACAACTGAGCCATGAGCAAGTGTTGTAGCGTTGCTGTCTTCACCCTCATCAGCAACGTCGAATCCGATGCGCTTACGTCCGGATGCTTCAAAGCCAATCTTCAGGTGAGCATCTACAGCTGCAGCAATCCACGACGGCTTGATGATTGCCATATCGCTGTCTGCTACCGGCTCGCCCTCCCAGATATGCAGGTAAAGGTCATAGTCTTTACGCTTGCACTCTTCCATCTCCAGTCGCAAAACGTCAGGAAACCACGGGTTATCTGTGTAGTTGACGGTAAGCAGACAGATGTCATCGGGAGGAGAAATAACGAAGCGCTGATGCGTATCGTCGAGGATGTTCTTTGGGTTGTAGCTGACCCATATTTCTGAGCCTGGCTTACGAATGGTTGGAATCAGGATTTCCCACGATTCCTTTGATACCGCTTCCGCCTCTTCCATCCAGCAGATGTCGATACCTTCGAGCGACTTAATCTTGGTAGGGTTGTTCTTAATTCCATAGAACATGAACTCACTATCGGTCACCAGATGACGAATGCTCGCACGCTGCACCTCAAACTCTGATGCGTAACCTTCGCGGTTGATTGTATCGTCGAGCAATCGGATTACTGAGTCGCTGATGCTGTTCTGGAGTTCGCGGGCGCAGAGAAAGCGATAGCACCCCCGGCGAGATATCTCTACGAGTAAACGTGCAATTGTCCAGCTTTTCCCTGACCCGCGTCCGCCTTTGCCACTTTGTATCGATGCGGCTTAATGAACGGTTTGAATATCGGGTTAATCGCTGTCATCTTCGAATAGCTCAGTGAGTGATTTATTCAGGTTGAGACCGATTGAGCCAGCGTGCTCGGATTTGATGTTTTCCTTGAACGCCTGCACTGTTACGTGCTTGCCGAGCAACTCAAGGTTCTTCACCTTGTCAGGCCACTTGATTTTCTTCAGCAGGGCAGCGCTGTCAGCAGATGCCATTTCGACGACATCCATTCCTGATAGCGTTGTGCGCCATACCTTAGGCCAGTCTTTAATCGGCTTAAGCTCGCCATTGGCAAGCAGGATGTCGAGCACGTCCATCTGGTCGATTTCAGTGAGGCGTCGCAATACGTAAGCAGCGTCTACACCTACTTCCTCATTGCGCTCTGCCTTTAATTCTGCAATGCGATCTGCAATGTCAGGTTTTGACAGGTTCTCGCTACCAGTGGCGCGAGCAGTTTTCTCGCTGTATCCCGCCCTGATAGCTGCCTGTGTGGCGTTTAAATCTTTCAGGTACTCACGGGCAAACAGCTCTTGTTTGTCGGTGAGCTTTGCCATGTTATTTCTCGTTATTTGCTAATACGTATGCAGCCAGATAACCTTTGGCGTTTAGTTTCGTCATCTCGACCATGTCAAATGCTGCCATGCCGGTTGTTGGGCTTACTGCTACCAATCCTCCGTCCATAACGCTTAACACCCTTCCTTCTGACTTCATCTTTTCTGCGAATTGAGAGATTCGCTTTCCAATGTCGCTCATGTCATTTCTCTGTTTTGAATTTAAATCCCCAGCGAGCAATAAAGCCTGACAGGGATTTGAAGTGTTTCTCTTTAACGATGCGTGCATAGACAAATGCCTTAAGCACGAACAGTAATGGGCTTACCCACCACCTCTTTTGTGCGACCACCTTCATGGTGATCATTACATCAGTCCGGCAGTGCGAGCCTTAGCCAGCAGAGCGTTAAAGTCTGCAACCAGGCCTGCAACATCAGTTGCAGTTGAATCAGCCTGTGATGCCATCTTCTTAACGATACCTGCGGTGGTTGTAGTAGCTGCCACAGGCACGTCGGATGTGGAAGGAACTGTGGTTGTTGAACCGTTTTGAGCTACGACGCGTTGAGTCATTTTAGAATTTCCTGCTGGATGTTTGGATATCTCACTGGGAATTCTCGACACCAGTGACGCTTCAAATCTATATAAAACTCTGTCAATGGCGCTTTACCGGCACCATTTGCAGAACTTTATATATACTCAATTCTTCTACCACTGCTTGAGAAGGCAGCTATGAACGCCACAGACATCCCGCAATGCTGTGACGCGGTATCATCTTTTTCGAATAACCTGCACGCTTTTGCAGAAGGAGGGACTGCAGTCATGGCTAATACAGGTAAACAGCGAAGATGTAGCGCTATGGTGGGTTACTTCAGACACTGGGTGTTGATGTATTCCTGCAGGTAGTTCACCTGCGCGGTTATTTTGTCGATTCCACTTCTGAGACGGTAATAATTGAGTTCAGCATCTGTTGTAAGTCTTGGGCTTTCTCCATCGCCCATGCCGCTGGTTCCGGTCGTTGACTTTGAACAGGTGGCGGAGACTTGCAGGAGCTTACGCCCAGCAGAAACATCAGCGCGGAGACTTTCGATAGTCGCATTAGCATCTGAAAGCTCCTTTGTATATTTTGCATCGAGAGTGGCAACATCGCGCTGCCTTGTCTGCATATCGGTGATGGTTGCTTTTGCGAGGGCAGCTTCGTTAACCGCAGCGTCTCGTTGCTTCTTGTAGTCAATGGCGTTGTCACGGTAGTGATTAACAGCCCAGCCAAGCGAGACAATGATGCAGGCGATTACTGCAATGATTATTGCGGTTAGTCTGCTCATTTCTGACTCCAGGTGCATACCTGATATTCAACGTCACGCCTGTTAACTAGTCCTTTCCACTTCTGACCGCCTGCATATACCCAGCGCTTAAGCTCTGAGCACGCACCGGGATAGTCTTTGGAGTTAAGCTTTTTAAGCAAAGTGGAATTGATTGTGGCTGTTTCGCCGACGTTGTAAGCGAAAGAGTAGATTGCTGCGCGTTGAGTTTCAGTGGTTGGCACTTTTATGTACGGGTCAACCTGTGAAGCTATTCGCTGCATATCTTTACGGGTCAGGGCGTCACATTCTTTGTCGGAGTAATATTTACCCCATACAATGTCTTTACCTGTATGCCCATCGCAGACGGTGATAACACCAACTACGTCTTTATAAGGGTAATGCTCGCGACCTTCCAATCCGGTCTTGCCAGATACCATTACCGTTGCAATTCCAACAGCGCCGGTTCCTAGTGCTGCGATAACGCTATTTCTGAGTGCCGGTGACATTCCCATTCAATCTGTCCTCGCGCTCTTTGCGCTTGTAGTACCAGTTGATGCCGAATGTGCCGATAGTACAAAGAATACCAATAATGAGAGCCCAGTCATTTAGGGAGAGAACTCCGCCCATTGCAGTTAGTCCTCCGAACCAGTAGCTGAACCATTCTCTGATCTTGTCCATACGGTACATGCTCTACCCCTCAAAATCGGGGGATTTGTTCAAAATTAAGAATCTAGGTAATTGTCTGCTGAACAAATCCGATCTATGGTCATGACGTCTGATCAGACGATATGGGCCTCGGTCTTTGTTCGTGAGTCCAATCATGAGCAAGATGGCCGCAGGTAGCTCCAACTACTTACGGTCGCCCATTTTCACGAAGCCCAGCTCAATGCTGGGTTTTCTTTTTTGGCAGCACTCTAGACCCGTAGCCACAGAGCGATACGGTGAAGTGTGTGAGGTCTGGTTGTTGGATATAGAGTGCTTTCAGAAAGGTCGTGCTTAAAACGCAAAAAGCCCCGAGCTACTAACTCAGGGCTATCGAATGACTGCACTACTCCATCATTGGTTTCAGATTAAACAAATATCGCCACTTTGTAAAGTGTGATTTTCTAGATAAATCCTATTTCGTAGAAAATATTTACTAGCGAGTGACTTTGCTCAACATCTGATTTGCGTATTCCTCCTGCTTAATGCACTCACCAACCAGACTCTCGAAGAAGTCTTTGTATGACCTGCGCCATGTGGTTTCTGGCACATCAATCACCGTAGCGCAGATGTATTGCCGTACTGCATCTGGCAGCAATCGAGCATAGCCACGCCCATTGCAGCGACCGCACGTTTTATACGCAGGAACCCCACCCTGTAGAATAGTTTTCTCTTTGTCTACCACCGCGCCTTTACCGTTGCACTGGCAGGCATTGGTCAGCACGCCCTTCCCTTTGCACTTATGACACAGTACCTTCACCGTTTCCTTGCGCTCAGTAAGATACGGCTGCCCGATGCTTTTCATTGTCATGACTTCAGCATCGATAAACTTCTTGCCGGCACAGCAATCACAAGTTCGGGTGCTGGCAGCGCTACGGGAATAGTCAGCAAACGCGAATGTTGCGAGCACTTGCATTACCTTTGGCTTAATATCATTTTCGAGCTTACGTAAGGCGGCAACCTTATCGCAGTGCTCAAGTGCATATTGGGTCAGCAGTTCAATAGCTTTCTCACGGTCATTGCTGCTGATTTCCATCTTCCCTAAAAACGCGCTATATCCCAATGTGGCGCGACTTTGGGTCATACCCATGGCAGCCATCACATCAGTTCCAGTTAACGTCTCTGAGGAAGTTGCACGCGGCGTATCGTTTATCTGCGTAGACTTCGCGAAGTGAAATTTAACTGCGTTTTCCAGATTCATCGTTAAATTCTCCAGATTGTGTATGGCCAGACGACTCCAGCGAAAAGAGATATCCATATGAGGTTGGTTTTGTAGCCAAGCTCTTTCTGCCTTGTGTGCGTGTATTCAGTGGTCATTCCGGCCATGAACACATAGGCGATCGTAAATAAAGTCAACATTAGGCAGCCTCCGGATCATGATCTGGCTTATTGAGCCCTAAGCGATTAACCAGCTCACGGCGGCGCTCTGCCAGTAAACTCATCGCCCTTTCTGCACCGGCAATCTGCTCGTCAATATCCTTGAGTTTCTCCATATCTGCATGAAGCTGCCACTTCACTTGCTGGATGTTTGTTACTGAGCACATACGGATTCTCCTACTAAGCTGTCTAACTGACGACGCATCATCTTGAGCGCTCCATCAGGGAATGGCTGACGGGCTAATCCTGCGAAGATGGCGCGGATTTTCTTGTCGCGGATGCGCTTGAGTAACTCGGTTACTGTTGCGCGTATGGTGGCGTTAATCTTGCGGTCTTCAAGTTGTGCGAATCGTACGGATAGCTCGACTGTAACCAGTGCATCCAGATACTCTTCACATACCTCTCTGCTTATGTCTGTCATGCTGCCTCCTCAAGATTTTGTGAGCATGGAGAATGCTGTTGCTGCCACTCGAGGAACCTGTCCATTGCCAAGGGCTTTAATTCTGTCCACCCTATGGGCCAACCCATGAACCACTCGACCCATTCCGGGTTCAGTTGTCCATCTTGGGGTGGAATCGTTCCATCTGGTAATGGCCTCATCTTGATAACAGATACCAGGTCTGGCGCGTGGCGTAATCTCTCGCTCGGGCAATCGCTTCTGATTGTTGATTTCACTGTGGGCCACAATCCACATTCGGTCTCTGGTATGGGGCGCGCCGCAGTTGGATGCTGATAAACGGAACCATTCACAGTCATACCCCATTGCGGCAAGGTCACTGACGACCACGGCAAGGCCTTTTCCTCTGAGTCTTGGAGAATTCTCCACGAAGACGAACTGAGGTCGTACTTCACCGACAATTCTCGCCATCTCTGACCATAAACCTGATCGCTTTCCATCGATGCCGGCACCAGTTCCATTTGCGCTGATGTCCTGGCACGGAAATCCTCCAGAAACGACGTCAACAATTCCCTTCCATGGCTTTCCGTCAAAACTGCACACGTCAGACCAAACCGGGAAAGGTCGGAGAATTCCATCATTTTGTCGTTGCGCGAGAACTTGTGCGGCGTAGGCATCACGTTCAACTGCGCATACTGTGTTCCATCCGAGCAGGTGGCCGCCGAGTATTCCTCCGCCAGCGCCTGCGAAAAGAGCCAACTCATTCACATTTCCTCCACTCTGCTTTCACGCAGGTCTTTGAGCTTCTGCTGATACTCCGCCTTAATCGCTTTGCACTCTTCAGTAGTCCAGCGATGGCGCTTATGGTCAGATTCGATTTCGTCTACAGCCGCATGCCCGATGCGCTCAATGAGCATCACGCGATAAGGAACAAGGTTCCCGCTTTTATGCTGATTGCACACGACGCATTGCTTATGGATATTGCGCTCATCAAATCGGAGCTGAGGTGCCGCAGCAGTTGTCCGGTAGTGCCCGGCATCCCACTGAGCGGATACGAACGTTCCGCACGAGATACATGGTAGGTCGCGGTCTCTTTCTCTGATGAAGGCGTTTACTGCTTGTTGGGCTTGTTTAATCCAGTAACTGCGGGGCTTTAAGGCGAGCTTTCGAATCTTTAACTTGTCTTTCTGCTGCTGATATTCTCTTCGTCGTTTCTTGTCAGCGGCTTTTTCTGCCTTCTCTCTCTCCTTGCTTCGCCGCTCCATTGCTAATTCAGTTCCGTGTTCCGGGCTACACCACCACTGATTTGAGAATGCCGGATTAAACCATTCATTGCAGACTTTGCATTTTCGCCGGGGAGCTTTAGCCATTGGTCAGCTCCTTCTGTCGCTCATCTTCGTGAGAGAAGTCTTCTCCGTCGATTGGCATCAACCAGTCTGATGGGACTGCGCACGTCATGGTATTAATTATTTCGCCATCTGGAAGAATGCCTTTGAGCACCTCACTTGTTGCAGATTCAACATGCCATGCAGCCCTCTCTATTTTCTGAACATAGCCAATTATTACTCCGAGATATTCCTTAAGAATTACTGTTCGCCCTATGTTTTCTTTCAGTTGGCTATTAACAATAATTGCCAACCCACCCACACGTAACTCACTCATTATCTTCCTCCGTCATATTAGGGTCTGGATAAAGCTCTATCGCGCATCTGTCGCATCGAATCATGCTGCATCTCCGAATCTGGCTTTCCATTCAAGCGCTAACCGGGCTTCGTCAGACCACTTCACCTTTTTCTCTGCTCCGAATGCCTGGATAAGCTCCAGAAGCTCTGCAAACTCGCCTACGCGCATCTTGCTGGTTGACTGGCCTATCACCACGAATCCGTTTCCGGCTAGGTTAGGCACAACGTCCTGCTGCTTTAACGCTGCGGTGAAGATGAACTTCCAGCTTTCAGCATCCAGCCATCGACCATGCCATTCGACCTGACGAGAGACATCACCTAAGCAAGCCCAAAGTTTGCGATTTTGGTCAATGCTGCGGTTGCGCTCTTGAATGGTGACGATGATTGGCTTGGTTGGGTCGGGGAAGATTTGCTGTATGGCTTGAATGGCGTTCTGCTGATGAATGGGGCTTCTTAGTTCAAACGTTAGTTTCCTCATGACTCACCCTTGAGTTGTAAAGACTAACCGCTTTTTGGCGGAAAATATTCATCATTTCTTCAGGCGACATATCATCGCAATCATCTGGCAGAAGCTCATTTCCGTACACAAAGCTAAAGTCAGCCTTGCATTGGTCATTTGTGCATTGAATGTGATCGCAAAGATGATTATCCGATGGGTAATCTTCATGTTCACCACACCACTTCACACCACTTCCGCAAAACGGGCACGGCTTTAACTCGCTCATACTCACTACCTCACTTTGATTCCCGCGGCGCGGATGGCTTCAGCACAGTAGTCGATAGCGCAGTTGTGGCCTCTGTCGAATTCATCCTCAACCATCACTTTGTCATCGAGCTTTATCTCGACAGCTGCGCGAGATGCCTGCCAGAACTTCCAGGCAAAGTCACGATTGCTGCCAAAGTGGTCGTATTGCATACGTTCATATGCTTCATCAAACTGCTTTCTTGATTCGTCCATATTCCTCTCCATCAATGAACCTGCTCGCCAATTGTGATCTTCACTCGCATCGTTCCATCATCCCACTCGTGAAGTATCTCGGTTTTTCCAACGCTATCCAGATAGCCACGCACAAAACTGAGGCAATAGTTAACGCGGTCTTCACCTGCTGCATGTACTGCCATCATTGCTTCCTGAAATAATTTGTCTGCTTTCTTCTTGTTCATCATTCCTCTCCATCAGCGTGCTGGGGTGTTAGTCATCGCCATCAATATCGACAACATCGATATATGGCTCATCCAGAACATCAATCGGCGCGTCGCAGTGAATGCAATAACCATCGGCGTTCTGAAATTCGTTGTTAGACATCCACTCTTTGCATGACCAGCAAAGAATCTCTCCTGGTTTAAGATATCCGCTCACTTCGCACCTCTCTCAATCTCTGGTTGATAAATGCAGTCAGTGGGTTAGCTGCGCCGAAGTTAAAAACCGGCTTCTTGCTGTATACCCATGCGTTCTTGTGGCACCAGTCACGATGTAGCTCACCGTTTTCATGAAGGTGCTTGAGCATCTTGGTAACCAGGCGCTTGTCGATTCCTGTTGCGGTGGATATCTCAACTGCCATTCCCATTTCGTGCTCATCCAGATAACGCATGAGAGCTTCCGTCCGCTCATGATGAAGCGATGCCAACCGGTAATACTTCACGCTCTTGCTGATGCGCTCAATCTCAATCTGACCATCTTCGATAAGGTCACGCAGTAGCAGGTTGATATGTGATTTCTGGCATCCGAGGAGTTTTGCGAATTGTGGTGCTGAGGTGGGAATGTTTGTTTCAAGGTGGTTGAGTATTTTGTCTCGTGTGTTCATTTTCTCATTTCCTCCTCCATAGCTTCGATATCGATATCATCAGGGAGGCTTAGGCAGTAAGCCAGAATCCCTGCGTGAGTGATTTGATAACCTCGAATTACTACAGGAATTGCGCCACCTAGCGTGAATTCCTTTAATTTCAAATAGCCTTCCTCGGCTAGCTGTGCGGCTATTTTTGATTTGGTCTGTATGATGGGGATGTCGTTATCTATTTCCGCCATCCATGCTTTTTCCAGAATAGCTAGCTCTTTTTTGTTCATCAGTAACCACCTTTCTTGCCCTTTGGTTTCTCTTCGCGTTCTGTTGTTCGTCGTCTGGCTTGTTCCTGGTCAACAGGGTAAATAATCCCGTTTCTCTGGTCTGCATAGACAACCCCGGATTCTCCGTGACGGTTTAGCCTAAGCAGATATTCGGTCTCAGCCTGATTAACGTTTTCTTCGTATGCCCCTTCTCGATAGATTCCTAACCAGTAGTCACAGTCCTGCTCTATCTGGCCTGTATCGCGTGAGTCACTTGGCAAAGGTCGCTTATTCTGTCGCTTTTCAAGGTCACGGTTTAGCTGAGTCAGCAACACAACAACGCAGTTAAGTTCTTTAGCAAGGTTCTTCAGTCCTTTGGTGATGATTCCGTAGGCAAGGTCATTCCTCTCCGCCTTTTCGGCCTTCATCAGCGTCAGATAGTCGACAAGTATCATTCCTACAACGCCTCGCTCACGCTTAATTCTGCGAGATTCTGCAACGATGTGCGCCAATGGAAGCCCTGGCGTATCGTCGATGTACAGGTTTCCATTTTGAGCAATCTCAAACCCTTTAGCTGAAGCCAGGGAGAATTTGTTATCGTCGTAATCGTTGAGGTAGAAGACTTTTGAGTTGACACCAGAGTTTTGACTGATAATGTTTTCTGCGAGTTGCACGCGAGGCATTTCAAGGCTAAAGGCCAATGCTGGAAGGTTTTCGTTTAGTGCGCAATGAATTGCCATACTGGTATAGAGCGTCGTTTTACCCATTTTAGGCCTAGCGCCAATAACAAATAGCGATCCTTTGACTATTCGCTTTGGCTCCAGCATTGCATCAAGAGCCTGAATTCCTGAAGTGATGCCAATCGATGCCGGATTATGGGACAAACGACCATCAACTACATCTAGCCATTCACTAAACACATCAGAGAAAGGCATAAGACCGCCACGTTTAACTATCTTTGCCTTCTCATCGATTTGCATAGAAAGAGCCTGCACGGCCTCAATTTTATCCTCCGTGCTCATACCGTTTCTGGAATACAAGATTTCCAGCATGCGGTTTGCCTGAGTGATAGCCATGCGTTCTGTTGCCTTGTCTTTCACGGCATTGGCATAGTGGATCACGTTAGCTGCGCTTGGCGTGTTCTTTGAAAGTTCAGCAAGGTACGCAAAACCACCAACATTCTGCAAATCGCCAGAAGCCTCAAGAACGTCTGCAAGCGTCAGAAGGTCAAGTGGCTTTCCTTTCGTGTTCAGTTCACTAAGCGATTTGAAGATATGACCATGCTGTCGGCTGTAAAACATATCCGGCTTCAGGAAAGAAAAAACGCGCTGGATGTTGTCACTCTGCGCGTCCAGCATGATTGACCCCAACACAGCCTGCTCAGCCTCGTAATTGTTGGGTGGCAGTTTGTAATCGTCAGTCATCCCTCATCCTCCAAATCCGCCACAGCATCCATGACATCAGAACCGCGAATATATTCGAACGCTTGACATGCCATTTCGAAAACGAGTTGCTCCTGCGGATGAGGAGACTCCCAATATTTGAATCCAGGTCTGTGTGTATAGCCCTGCATTGAATAAAATTTGCCAGCAAGTTCTATCGCAGCATCAACCAACTCTCTGTTTGACATGGGTGATTTTTTATCGGTCATCGTGCTCTCCCTCGCGTACTTTCAGGTAGGTATTGTCATTCAGTAGGAAGTCGAATCCCTTCTTGTGCCAGACAGTTCCTCGCTGAGGATTTTGCCTTTCCTCGAACATCCAGCGGCAGTTTGAAGCGACATAGCCCAGGTAGGACTTCCAGTCTTCCAGGGTGAAACCATGGCCATCAAGTTGGCGCGTGATGACTCCGGCTTTTCTCCAGAACGTCTGAATCTGGTTTTTCCGTTTGTCATTAAGCGCCCTGACTTTTGGCGCTTCAGGTATTAACTCGTGGTAGACATCGACGACCTGTTGACAACTGAGAGATGATTTTTTCTTCTCAGTTTTTGGTGCTGCTACGGCACTCTCTTCTACGTTAGTAGAAGAGATATTATTAAATTCTTTATCTGTGGTAATTTGCTGGTAATCTGCTGGTACAGTATCGCTTGCAGACATTGGTATCACTGGATTCGAGCTGGTAATTTGCTGGTAATCTGCTGGTACAAAATTTGACTGATAATCGTCATATTTTTCTACTGAGAAAACTGAGAATTTACCGTGTGACACCCAGTCAATCATGCCGAGCTTTTTGAACTTTCTCAGCAGGTACTGAACGCGATCAGGATTGAGTCCTGTCTCAAACGCCAGCGCGTTTCTTCCGCTAAGCAGTTTCCCTCTGCCTACCAGAATTTCTCCTGCGTCAGTCATCACATGCTCAGGAGCATGCTTGGCTTTCAGGATTAAGTGAACCCACAGATGTGATGCTTCAGCGTCCTTGTAAAACGGAACATCCATGATTTTACGGTGCAGCAAGGCATACCCCTTACCGCTGCTTTGATGCGGTTGCTGGAGCCTTCTGGCCTCTCTGGCTTCGGCTAGATTGGATACGTTACTCATGACCTTTCTCCTTCTGCATCAGCTTCACTTTCTCCAACTCAGCCCGAAATCGACCAGGCTGCTTGAAGCTGGACAGAAAGCGATCACGTAGTATGTTTTTGTGCATTTTGTCCTGGTAAGGACTGAGTGGTTTTGCCATAATGATTCCTGTGGTTATTGACGTAACACAGTGTTCTCAGGCCTCGAATGAGTTACCGCTCATCGGGGCCTTTTCTTTGGTTATTCCTTCCAGTGCATGACGGAACGCACGACTGATCGGACTGATATCTGAATCCATCCCAAAAGCGCACAGAACCGCCGCTATAAAGCGCCAGTCAGTTCTGCTTATCTTCGACTCATGACATCCAACCATCTTCGCTAAGCCACGCTGAGTGACTGTAGAGAGATTGATTAGTAAATCTGTCTCGGTGCGATCAATGTCTCGCTGGGTTGGTTTGCTGTAACTTGCGTGTTCCATTGATTAATATTCTCCTTAGTTAGTTAATTGATATTTCGTACTTTTTATCGTGCACCATTGACAGTCATCCTTGACCACGCCGGGCACCCGACCATATACCGGGCCGTTCGGAACTAAAAGTACATTTTAAAAACGTGCTTATGCTGCTTTTCCGACTCGCTTAATCAGTGCGGTTGAGAATTTGCCGCCAGATGCACGAGAGATTTTTTTCGCGTAGTCAGTTTCATCAGTGAATTCTGTACGCGGCAATCCCCCTTTCTCCAGCCACTTATAAACGGCTTTTGGAGTCAGGCCACAAACCTCAGCCACAACTGAAACACGAACGGTTTTGATAACGTCACCAAACGTAATGTCGCTCATGTTGTCTCCTGTGGTGAACTTGTAGTTCATATTATGACGGAACTGAAAGTACAGTCAATAAATAATATAGTTGAACTTATGGTTCAACAAAAAGAGCGTGATACTTTCTCGCAGAGGCTTGCGCTGGCCTGTGACAAAGCGGGATTGCCAGTACATGGGCGGCAGGCTGATTTAGCTGTCAGACTTAAAGTGACTCCAAAAGCAATTAGCAAATGGTTTAATGGTGAGTCAGTTCCCAGAAAGGAGAAAATGGAAGCCCTTGCAACCGTGCTGGGGACCACAGCTGCATATCTACATGGTTATACTTCGGATGATGGAATTACGATTAACCATATGTCCAGGCTGTCAGATACCTACAGGGTGGATGTGCTGGACGTACAAGCCAGCGCGGGGCCTGGAACAATGGTGTCTAATGAATTCGTAGAGAAAATCAGAGCCATAGAGTACACGTCAGAGCAAGCCAGGAATCTTTTCAATGGACGACCTCAGGATTCAGTAAAGGTGATCACCGTTAGGGGTGACAGTATGGAAGGGACGATAAATCCTGGCGACGAAATTTTTGTTGATGTGTCTATTACGTTCTTTGATGGAGATGGTGTGTATGTATTCGTGTTTGGAAAAACAATGCATGTAAAGCGCCTACAGATGCAAAAAAACAGGCTTGCAGTAATCTCCGACAACCCCGCATACGATCGCTGGCACATTGATGAAGGTGAAGAGGAGCAGCTTCACATAATGGCTAAGGTTCTGATACGCCAGTCAATTGACTACAGACGCTTCGGTTAAAAAATAAATTCCCTTAAAGTTCATAAACTTGTGCGTTTGTGAACTTTTTTACACGCAAATTGTACTTTTGGTACTTTACATGAGTGAACTTTGGGTACATTATTAGGCCATGTCGAACGGCGCGACATTAAACCATGCGTCGGGAGCGCGGCGGGTTCAGGAAGAACGGCAATGCTGCTCAATAAATTACTTCTCAGATGAATTCTCTTTCCAGAAAGGAAATTCCTGTGAAGAAGTATCATGAAAAATACATCCTATCTGATGTTCGTGAACACCTTAGCTACAACAAGGAAAACGGTCAATTCACATGGTTAACGTTTAGAAGAAAGGTTAAGCCTGGCGATTTGGCTGGAACTAAAGATAAGGATGGTTATCTCGTAATAACTTACCGAGGCATTTCTTTTAAGGCTCATAGGTTAGCTTGGTTCTTTGAGAATAACTCTCTTCCGATAGAAACAATAGACCATATCAATAGAAACCGAGCTGACAACAGAATAGCTAATTTGAGAATTGCCACACGACATGAGCAGTCTCAAAACATGGGTGAATATAAAAACAATAAGTCTGGATACCAAGGTGTTTATTTCAACACTAAATCAGGTAAGTGGCAGGCTCAGATTACCTACAAAGGGAAAAGACACCATGTTGGTCTTTTTGACAACCCTGAAGATGCCAGCAGTGCCAGATGCAGACTAAAAAACTCACTCTCTGGAAGCACAAAGAGATGAAAGCCTACTGTAAAAAGATTGACCGTGCATTTTCACGGCTGTCGGAAGGCTGTAGTGAGCGTGTTTCGAAGGCCATTTCGCTTGCCGGAACGCGTCAGAAGGAAGTTGAAGGTGGGGCTGTGTGTCTGCCGGAAGTTGCGCTTTTCGCAGCTGGCCATCGTAAGAGTAAACAGGTTACAGCGAGGTGAGATGTGAGCCGCAGACTTGAAATATTGAAAGCGTCACTTGCAAAGAAACAGACGTTGTTTGACCAGCGTTTGCAGGAGCACTTTGACACAGTTAAGGAAGCAAATGGCCAGCCACTTAATGATAAACGCAATGGACGGGCAACACTTAATAAGTGGGATAAGCAGAGCGAAGGACTTCGAACTCTCGAAAGTAGCATTCAGCGAACGAAAAATGCAATTGAGAAAGAGGAGATGAAGATCGCTCTAGCTGATTCAGTATCAATTCCCAAATTCATGCAGGACGCAATTGACGCAGGGCTAATCACTCAGTGGAGAAAGCATCCTAGGTTATTTTTTGTTAATGGCGTAAAGCATGGGCGAATCGTTTTGAACGAAGAGACTGGAACTATTGGATATCGATATCTGAACAAGATTTCAAAGGATGAATATCCAACTTTTCGTGATGTGTTTAACAATCTTAACCAGCAGAGCCGTGAATATATCAAGGCCGCATAGTCGGCCTTCTTTTGGCAGCAAGCCACAGAGGTATGTATGTGGAGAATAATTTATAAAAACGACCGCAACAGAGTTCTTCTTATCTGCGGAAGTAAAGAATATTGCAAGAGTTTCATGCTCAAAAACAGCTATGACTTCTCTGATTTTATCATTGAAGAAATAAAATAATCATCGGCAGCAAGCCACAGAGGTGAATATGAAAGAGTTTAAGGGTACGCCTGGGCCGTGGAGCGTGGATAGAAATAATGTTCATACAGGACGAATAGCAACCATTCATCATTGCATTGGTAATGACTGGGTTGAGGTTTGGTCACCAGATTGGCCTGACACTGAGGAAAAGCAGGAGGCAAACGCAAAGCTGATAGCAGCGGCTCCTGATTTGCTCGAAGCTCTGCAAGCCTGCCTTGGATGGGTTAACAATGGCATAGCAAGAGAGGTTCACGAAAAGGCTTTCGCAGCCATCAGCAAGGCTCTGGGGGAGGAGTGATGAAACGTGCAGATGCAGATGTAATCAACCAAAGGTCACATAGCAGTTCAGAAACTCGTAACGCAGTGTCGCACTTACAAGCAGCCGAATCGCTACATGAAATCTCATTAAAAACACCCACTCTGCGTGATTACTTCGCTGCAAAGGCAATGCAAGCGATTGTACGCAGATATGACGGACGCAGTTTTGGTGGCGGACCAGACTCGCCGCAGTACAAAGAATTAGCTGGTGATGCCTACTTTATTGCTGACGCAATGCTAAAAGCGCGTGGATAGCAGCTGATAGCTAATTCTCTGAGTTAGCTATTGGGTGTAATACCGCACCACATCATCTAAAGGAGACGATAGGTGATGTTCTGATTAATACCCTTGTTGTCATCTTGGCCTCTTCGCGAGGCCATTTTTTTAACTGTATATCAGTGCGCTCAACGAACGCAGCGCTATGCAATCACACACAACATAAGGAACCAGCCCATGATGCAACTAAGCCTCGCGGGTAGCGGCGTCATGTCCGCTTATTTCCCCGCTGAATCCGAATTATCAAAACGTGTTCGCCGTCTTATTCGTGCTGCAAGAAAGCACCTGGAGGGTTTATGTCACCAGTTATAAATCACAGCCTGCTCAAAGCCGCGCAGAGCAAAGCGGTTATCGCTCGCTATCTCGGTGATGGTCGCATGTGGCAAGAGGCTCATGAGGCCATGAAGACCGCAATCAACATGCCGTGGTATCGAAAATCATGAGCATCAGAGACATGTCAGACGAGCAGTTTTACCACCTGATGAGAGATTTAATTGGCAGCGAAGGAGGTTTCCATGCAGCAGCCGACAACAACAGTGAAAGAGAGCCAGATGCAGCGCCGCGTGACAACGATGCAGGCTTTATGGTGGCGTCACAGGGGTGACAGAGAGCGCATGCGTATGTATCTCAACCTGTCGCGCTTAGAAGTGCTAAATCAACGCTATTTCCTGGGCGGATGCCCGTTCTAAAAGGTGAATACAATGAAATTTGAAAAAGCCATGAGAAAGAAAGCCAAGCTACGGCTGGCACTTACCGGGCCAAGTGGATCAGGTAAAACGTATAGTGCGTTACTGGTTGCCAAAGGAATTGGCGGCAAGATTGCTTTCATCGACACCGAGAAGGGAAGCGCATCACTTTATTCAGACATTGCTGAGTTCGACGTGCTGGAGCTTGATCCGCCATTCTCTCCAGAACGCTTTATTGAGGCGATTAAATCAGCAGAGGATGCTGGTTATGATTCTCTTGTTATCGACAGTATCACGCACGAATGGGGCGGTGTTGGTGGATGCCTTGAACTGGTAGACACGATCGCCAAGGCAAAATATCGCGGCAACAGCTGGTCAGCATGGAGTGAGATTAACCCGCGACACCGCCTGTTCCTCGACGCAATTTTGCGTTCGCCTATGCACATCATCGCTACCATGCGGAGTAAGACTGAAACGGCCCAGGTTGAAGAGAACGGTCGCAAAAAGGTAGCCAAACTTGGCATGAAATCAGAGCAGCGTGACGGCGTTGAATATGAGTTCACTACTGTGCTGGATATCGCACACGAAACGCATCATGCGATCGCCAGTAAAGACCGTACAAAGCTGTTTTCAAACTCCGACCCCGTAATCCTCAGTGAGGATACCGGAAAGCAGTTACTCAGTTGGTTAGAGTCGGGCGTAAACCCTCACGAAGAAACCCTCAAATCATTCGTTGATATGGCTGGTAATGCGCAGAGCATGGATGAGCTTAAGCCATTGTTTGAAGAAGCATGGAGAACGCTTCGCGGAACAGAGTATCAGTCAAAAGCAAAAGAGGTTTACGACGCTCGTAAATCAGATTTCGAACCAGCAGATAAGGCGGCATAAATGGCTAGCAGAGGCGTAGTTGAGCTTTATGCCTCTGGCATGAGCATTCCTCAGGTTTCTTTAATTACCGGAATTCCAAAATCAACCGTCAGGCATCAGTGCAAAAAAGCTGGAGTATTGCGAAATAGAAAGGATGGAGTTCGCATGGCTGCAAGTGACGGCAGGCTTGGGAAGAATAAAGGGAAGAAAAGAGTCTTTAGCGAAGAATGGAAGAGGAATATCAGCGCCGCAAAGCTCATGAAAGCTGACAAAACTGCCAGAGGGTTTAGGATAAATAGCGCTGGATATAAGGAATTCACCCGGGGCGCTCACAAGGGCCGCACTGAGCATGTAATCGTTATGGAATCACTGATTGGAAGGCGATTAAATCCAAACGAACATGTCCACCACAAAGATAGAAATAAACTTAATAACCACCCTTCAAACCTTCAACTTCTTACCATATCCGAGCACGCATCACTTCATAGGAAAGAGGATGCTGAGGCAGGAATTACTCGCAGGAGAAATAAAAATGGGACGTGGAGTTAATCGCGTAATCATCGTCGGACGATTAGGACAAGACCCGGAAGTGCGCCATGCGCCTTCTGGTGCCGCATTTGCCAACATGACCGTAGCCACATCGGAACAGTGGCGAGACAAACAGACTGGCGAGCAGAAAGAGCAGACAGAATGGCATCGAGTGGTGCTGAGCGGAAAGCTGGCTGAGATTGCTGGCGAATACCTGCGGAAAGGCTCCGAGGTGTACCTGGAAGGGAAGCTGCGCACTCGCAAATGGACAGACCAGTCTGGCACTGAGAAGTACACCACGGAGGTTCTGGTTGGTGTTGGAGGTACATTGCAAATGCTAGGCGGCAAGCGAGAGGGAGATGCCCAGCCAAAGCAACAAAATAGCCAGCCGCAACAGCCTAAGAAGGCTAGCGAACCTCCTATGGATTTCGATGACGATATACCATTCTGACCTGATTTAACCACCACCTGAACATTCTATTTCACCTCACGGAGGCGGGTTAACCACACCCGCATTTCACCATGCGACATATATCCAACAGACAACTTTACTCGCGTGAGCAGCTTATTCGACAGCTACAGAAAAGCGAGAAGAACTTTATTGCCACTTACTGGAGCGGCGTTAATCCGGGTGATGGGTGCTTCACTGGCGGGTGCAATCTGGTTAAGCACGACCCCTACTATGCGGGATGGGGTGGATGCATCGAAGAGCAGAGCGAATACATCACCTATGCCGAGTTAGAGCTTGTGAAGGATATCTGTGAAGAACACCCGTGGGGTGAAAAGTTCGGTGGGAAATGTCTTGGTGGTGTGGAGTACAGACTGAAACCTGAATTGAGGAAAGCAGCATGAAACTAAATATCGTCGTTGGTAAATACATCATCACCGGCACTAAGTTTGACCTTGTTCTCAGCGAAACGAAAAAAGTAACAGATGAGAAGAGCAAGAACTTTGGAAAGGAAATCACATCCCGTCTCGGATACTTCAGCACCTTCGACAAGTTGGTTAAAGAGCTTTGCCACAAAGAGATTCTGGAGTCAGAAGCGCAGTCACTGTCAGAACTGAAAACTCATATCGACAACCTTTCCTCTGAGCTTGTTGATGGCGTTAACGAATTTCTGGAGCGTTCACAATGATAGGAATGACATACGACCCCTTCATCCAACCACAAGAGCTTATCGCCGGATACCGCTTCAAACCCATCAACGATATCCCACGCGAAGAAATGCTGAAGAAGAACTCATTCCCGAGCGTGAACGAGAACAAATTCCTGACAGCGTGGTTAAACCAGAGGGCGAAGAAATGAGCGTGAATCGCTATGAATTTGAAGATTACGGCACCAATGAAGATGACGGCCGTTATGTGACTTACGAAGACTACGCCGCACTTGAAGCCAGATGCTCGGCGCTGGCTGCGGAGAATGGCCAGATGTTGCAGTTGCTTACGGACATCAGCGAGAACCATGACGAATACGTTAACCAGGACGAATACCTGTACGCAGGCGTGCCAATGGATTACGTATCTGAAATTAACGCATACGTTTCCCGCGATGTTGAGGCAGAAAACCCATTCAAGGAAACCGACGCTTTTCTGGCTGAAGTGCGGGCGCAGGTTTGGATTGAAGGCAATGAGCCAGCAGAGTTTGGGCGCTATTGGGTGAGATACGAAACAGATGTTGGTCCGCAATATTGCTCCGCTAAGTGGATGGAGCACAACTTCTGCGCAGGAAGTGATACCAACACCCACAAAATCTGGCTCGCCGACCACTCACGTTCAATCAACAGCCTGAAGGGTGTAACCCACTACACCATTTTGCCAGAGCCAATCGAAGGAGGTGCCAAGTGAGTGCAGAAATTACCTCTATCTCTGGCTTTCTCAACGACCTACGCTGGGGTGTTGATAAGCACGTTATTAACTATGAAAACGAGCATGTATGGATGGGGCCATGCGAACAAGGTGGCTTCACTGACTGCTGCTATTACGGCTACGAATGCGAACGCCACAAGCCCATTAGAGATGCAGAAGACGCCGCCCAAATTCGCAAAGGAGTGCAGTCATGAGCAAATCCATGAAGTGCCGTCGTTGTAAAAAAATATCAACACGACCTCAACTGGTCGTCGTGAAAAAAAATCAACACGGGATGGAAACGCTTGGTTGCCCGCATTGCTTTGCCACCGTGTTTACCCAAGTCGAACAGGAGGCCGCCCAATGAGCAACATCGACAAACAGATTTATGGATTTAAAAACGTCAGTCTTGATGTGTTTTTCGCATATGTCGGACCTCGCGACATCATCGTCTGCAATCGTGGTAACTGGAAAGACAACAGCAATTACCAGTCATTTCAGACCAGAAGCGGGATTGAGGTTGGTCGATTTTATGACGTTCCCGGCAATAACAGCGAAGGTCAGTATTTGTTGGCTGAAAATTTAACGGGAGGTGCAGCATGAGCAACATCGACAAACAGGCTCTGCGTGAAATAGCCGCGGCAGCAGTTGGCGCACATGAGCGCCTTAGTGTCATGCCAACCGATGACATTTTTGATATCTCACTGGCAGAAGGAGCTCAGCTTGATGCAGATATCACCGCCCTGAACGCCCTGAACGCCGCCGCCAACCCCGCCACCGTGCTGGCGCTGCTGGATGAAAACGAGAGCATGGCCCGTGATTTGATATCTCGTAACGGAGAAATCGAAGGGTTACGACAGCGCATAGCAGAACTGGAGGTGCGGGATAAACCTAAATTTGTCCAGTGCTGGTCATGCAAACATGACATCGAGGTATTAGCGATAGCTGATTGTGATGGGTATTGCCCTCGTTGCGCCGCTCCAATCGACCTCGATGACGAGCCATACGCCGCAGCCGGTAAAGGAGAGGCATCATGAAACAGGGTGACATTATCGAAAGCGTCCACACCGGAAATAAATTCATCATCGAATACATCTCTAACGATGGGAAGAGTTTTGTGCTTGTCTACCAGACTGATGCTAATCAGCCATCTCGGTGTTATTCGGATTATGACATCAGACGCAGTTTCAGGAAGGTGACACCATGAGCACACTAACCAAAGAATGGCTCCAGCAGACAATCGCTGAGCTTGAAGAAGAGCGTGATGCTGTGCCAGGCGCAGTAAACGAAGATGCGGCTATGGCACTGGCGGCGATGAAGTTAGCGCTGGCATCGCTCGAAGCGGAGGCTGTTGGAGAGGTTATTGAGCAACAGTCAGGAATGATGATGGATGGGCTTGTCATTTCAGATAAGCCAACCTATCGCAATATCAAAGGTATCCACAACATGAAGATGATGCCGCTGGGAACACAATTTTACACCGCCCAGCCAGCGACGGTATCAATGAAAGACCATCAGATTCGTGAGCTGGTAAATGAGCTGCGCGACATCGCTGTTGAGTACCATGGCACGCAGCAACTGCGCGAACGCATTGCCAGAACCATCCGCGCCGCCATGATTCAGGGTGAAGCTGAGGTAGTCCGAAAAGAGCTTGTTGGGTGGCAGTTTAAGTCCGTAAATGGCGACTGGCTGGGACTTATTGATGAATACGGTAAGAATCAGGCCGTTAGCGATGGTTGTGATGTTCGAGAGGTTTTTGCCATGATCGATTCCGTTAATAAACGGGATGCGGTTCGAGAGGCTCACGCCGAGTGGTCTGATGCCACGTTCGGTAACGTCGGCCCTGTCGGGCCTCTCAAGCATTTATCGAAAGAAGCGCTGGAAGCAGCAGCCGAACCTGACGACCTCAGCGAGTGGGCTGATATGCAGTTCTTGTTATGGGATGCCCAGCGCCGCGCCGGTATCAGCGATGGTGAAATTACAGCAGCGCTGGAAGAAAAGCTGAAGGTGAATATGGCGCGCCAGTGGCCAGAGCCGAGAGACGGCGAGCCGCGACTGCACATCAAAGCAGCACCGCAGCAGGAGGTGAAACATGAAACACTTACGTTATGACTTAACCGGTGCTCTCTATGCTGGCGAAAAAAGACACCCTGAAGAAGTGTTGCATGAACTTGGTATCACGTATGAACGCGCCATTCCTCAAAGCATGGGTGACCAGTGGTGGCTGTTTAACTGCGAACATGGCGAGCTTCCGGGCTTCATCACCGAAATGAAATGTGATGACTGGATGGCCAAGCAATATCGCCTTCCTGAGGCATACAAAAATGCCTAACCCATTCGACGCATAACAAACCCGCACATCGCGGGTTTTTCTTTATCCGGAGTCACCATGCACGCCAATCCAATCATCTGGCTCATAGTCGGAATTATGGCTCTGAGCGCTATCTCTTCACTCATTCACATGTCAGAGGGCTTGTTATGGCTAAATTTGCTGTGGGCGCAATCGTAAAGCACAAGTCAGGCAATATCAAAGGAGTGGTTGATGGCGTTACTGAGCAGGAGAACAGGCCGACATGGTATCGCATTGAGTGGGATTCCGGTGATTACAGTTCTCACGCAGAACACGAAATTCGCGCGGCTACTGTTGATGAGCCTCGCGTGTATAAGAAATTAGCGTAAGGAGATGAATGTGAAACTGATTGAAATTTTGGTGCATGAATTGCCTAAGCGTGGTGGATGGCCTGATGATGCTGAATACTGTTGGCAGGACTGGGATAAAGAGATTCGACCTGGTAGTAAAGGATTCGGTTTTTACATCAATGAACTTGCAGAAAACAATCGCAGTAAGGGAGAGGAAAACCCAGTTCCAGGGGATGATAACTGCGTAACACGCGAGCAATACGAAGCCGCGCTTGCAGCCATCAAGACAGAATGGGATGGCGAGGGATTGCCTCCTGTAGGCGTTGAATGTGAGTTTAAGGCCAATGACGGTAGTTGGGGCATTGGAACCGTTCTCTGTGTAGGGAAGAATAGAATTTTCTGGTTATGTCATGAGGATGGCGATGAATACACCAGCGAGGTAAGTCCTCGTGAGTTCCGTCCTATCCGCTCAGAAGCAGGTAAGAAGAAAGAGGCACTACTGTCACAGATTGCAAGCGCCATCATAGGCGATGTACCAGATACCGGCATAGCTACTGCAGCAATGTACGCTGAACGCATCTACGACGCTATCAAGTCAGGAAAAATCGTAATCGACTAGACCGCCGCAATGGCGGTTTTTTATTGGAGATAGATAATGGCAAAAACACCCGTTAAAGCGTGGAAGACAGCGGCAGGAATTAACGCATGGATTTTTCTTATTAAGAATTCTCACCACTGCGGATATGTATCGGTTCCTGATGAGATTAGTGATTTAGACTTAGAGGAAGTATTAATTGATGTTCATGGTGGAATAACTTTCGATGGATTTGCAGATTGGTCAGGCGGGGTAAGAGTTGTGGGGTATGACTGCGCACATGCTGGTGATTCCTGTTATGGATACGACGATGGAATATGGCGGGATGTAGATTTCTGCGTTGGTGAGTGCGAAAAACTAGCGGCTCAGTTAGTTGGTTTAAGTGAATTGAAAATTACACCTAAGCATCAGAATTAATCGGAGTAAAAATGGAATCACACAGCCTCACACTCGATGAGGCCTGTGCGCTTACCCCCTTCCTGTTCGATTCCCAATCCGGAGATGAAACCTATGCGCGAACTACGCGACGACTCACTTGTTGACTTAAAGTTCATGATGGAAGATTCTGGTATGGGTAAAACGTTCCTGTATTCAGAAATCAAAAAAGGACGCTTGCCTTCACCTCATAAAATCGGTAGCTCATCACGATGGGTTTACGCAGATTACCAAAACTGGAAACATAGCTACTTCTCCCCTCTTCAAAATGCCTCATGA